AGTAATTGAACAGGAGTAGAAACCACATGAAAAACTTACAAAGTGAATTTGACAATGGAGAGTTAGAACATTTTACGTACTATGACTATGTGAAACAAGTTAGCACTAACGGTATATGGTCAAGTCTTAAAACCACATTAGAAGAACTTGATGATAAGTCGTTAATCATTCTTTTAACTAACAATCAAGATGAACTAAGAAGCACGGGCACGTTATACGTAGCTGATGAAATTATGGAGCGTATGCAGTGAAAACAATCGTAGGGCGTATAGTTACCTTCGACTTCTTCGACAAGCTAACAAGCGGTATAGTCGTTAAGCAAGAAAACTATCATTTAGAAATTAAGACATTATTTGGTGCAGTTATTAAGACGACTTTGCACCACGTACAAGTAAGGGAGTGTTAAAGTGAGCAACATCACAGAGCAGGACAAGAGAGTAGAAGCTGCAACAGTTAACTCTATTAAATTGGCAACGACTACTGCGCTTGAAAGCTACCGCAAGTATAAAAACATCGACGGTCTAAAGAGTTATCAGGATATTATCTTAACGGTAGTTGAGACTGCGCTCGAAGAAAATGCCGACTATATGGGAAGTGAATTCCCAAACGCTAGGGTACCATTTTGGCATGATAAGAATGCCGGAAGGACTAATAAAGAAAAATATTACCACCTAGTAGACTTGCTCATGCACTGTCACGAAGGTGGCAAGGTGACTCATTACGAGTGGCCGGACGGTGAATATATCGAAGTCATTGACGGCTATTTTAAAGATGAGAAGGGCGAAAACTTTACGCTTGCGCCTTGGCTATTAGATGATTCAAACTTTATGAAATACGAGGAGAGTATTAAATGGACGTAGTAAGAAAAATGAGGGGTAAATATCAACCGGAAGTCTACGACCTAGCTATGTGTGAGCGAGTTAGTATTGCGGAAGGTGCTATTGATTCTTTGATAGTTGATATGGCTTATAAGATTGAACAAAGTTCTAGTGCCCATCCTGAATGTGACATTCAAGACTTCAAAGGCTTATTAGCTATGGAAGACATTATAGCTGATAGGAAAACAGAAGACGATAAGTACGAGGAGAGTATTAAATGAGATACCAAATAAGCATTAACAAAATGGTTACTGAAGACAGCTATGACGACGGTGAGATAGGAATGACTAGTGACTACGGAGAGATAGTAAAACTCCACGTCGAATCACTTGAAAACCTACCATTAGAAGTGGCGCAATTCCTAGACTGCGAAGTCGAAGACCTTTATGCCTTCGATAATGGCTCAGTAGAATATACATGCCTTGAAAGTGACGCAGGTTACGCAGCTACGGAAAACTTAAAAGCATTATGGAAAGAAGGAAAGTGCAAACTATACAATGCTTCTTACCAGTGTTTTATAACGGAAGTGTGGAGCAACGAAGTAAAACACGAGCAATTACTGGCAGTAGGCTTAAAGGGGATAAAATGAAACGAAGTGAATTTATAAAGAAAGTAGATAGGGCTAGGTTCAGAATCGAAGACGGTTGGGCGTATTCCTGCAACCAAATAGAACACGCATTTGGTAAGTATAGTTATGGCTTTATTCAAAAACTCCACTATGGCAGACTCATGTGCCCTAGTAGTAGAGGGCATTTAGGCCCTTGGCTATCAAGTCACAAAGATAGACAGACTATGCGCCTAACCTTAATCGACTTATGGGAACAACATGTTCTAACAAGTGGGGAGTATAAGGGATGGTAAAACTATACGAAGGTAAGAAGTCGAGGATTAGGCGTAAGCCTAGTTCTTCGACCATTACGCCCGACAAGCGTATAAGGACGGACACTTTAAAACAGATTCAGAAAGATAATTATATAAGCCTAGCAGGCGTAGAATATGACAAAGCGGAAGTAGACAACCTTCTCAACATTAGACACGAGAGAGCTGCGAGAAAGAAGCTTGCAAAAGAGATGCGTGAGTTTGATGAGCTTGAAAAGTTAAAGCAGGAAGGAAAGATAGTAGACGAATCAATCGAATCAACATTAACAGATAGGCAAATCGAAGAAGACTTCGATGATTGTCTTTTTTAGGAGTAGAATAATGGGAAGTTTAAGCAGAATGAGAACACAAAGTAGGTTTATGAGTTGGGCAATAGCTAATGACAAATTGCCCGAAGGTACGCTCGTTATAATCGAAGGAGGCATACCTGAAGTTGAATATGGTCAGGGGCAAGTATCTATTTTAGACGTAGATAATTTGCACGATACAGGAGAGACAGAAGAAGACTACGAAGAAGCGATACAAACTTATAAAATGGAACCAATTATAAAAGGCGTTTGCCCGTGGTGCTTAACTGATAATGATTGCAGTTATTGGACCGATGGAAATGAATGCAACAGTGAGGGTAATTAATATGACTGAATTACAAGAAGCAAGAAGAAATGGTTTTCATTCTGCTAAAGAGGAAGAGTTCACTAAGCGATGTATATGCTGCTTATGGTGGTATGATCCTAAGAACCTTTTAGACAACGGGCTATGTTCAAACGAATGCCCCGAAGAATGCGAAGACGAAGAGAACTTTAGGCATTTAAAAGAGCTATAAATGGTCGATGCCAATACCAATGAGAGAAAAAGAGATGAGCGCAGAAGCGATCATTCCACTAGGAGAATTAATATGACAATGAAAGAAGAGTGTGGACTATGCAACGACGGGCAGTGCTACTTATGTAAACCTGCCAAGATGAAAGAAGTTCCAGGACGTAAAGTGACACAGAAGAAAAGGATGGATGAAGCAGTAGCAAAGGTAGAAAGCGATATGCACGAAGCGAAGGGAGCATTCGCCGAACGTCTCAACGAAGAGATGAAGAAAGGAGAGTACGGGTGTAGAAGAAAGCTCGCCCGAGCAATGAAGTCTGCTAATAGTACAGTGACAATGTGGGAGTGCTATACGCCTTCCAATTTTAAGAAGTTAGCCCTTCTTTGCGAGCACCTTGACCTAGACGCGAACTATTTGCTAGGCTTAACAGATGAGAAGAAAACACTAGGTGAAGCTATCGCATGGGACACTTCAGTAGAATCTTGTAAATTTTGTGGCACTAGCGAACTGCTATGCGGAGAAGGCGGAGTCGGTTGTACTTCCGCGAAGGCGAATCAATGAACAATAGTGAAGTCGTAATGGCTGACATATTAAGAATAGAACAAAAGCGCCCAAGATGTTTTAGAGAAACAGGCGAGCGCAGATATACAATCATTGAAATAACAAACGTAGACAGAGAGGTAGAGAATGCACTTAATGAGAAGCAGAATGAAATTAAGAAGCAAGGAAGTAATTTACGGTGGCAAAGTCTATCCTTCACAAAGGGCTTGGGGGGTAGCGATGGGTTTTTATGCGAATCCGAGCGCAGCTTGCGCAAGGTACTTGAAGAAAGGAACTTATAAGAGTATTAAACTTGAGAGGGTAAAGAAATGAAATGTATCATAACGGGAATCCCAACTAAGAATAAATGGAAAGGCAAAACAGTATGCAAGGCAATCATCGAAGTTGCTAAGTATAGAAGAGGTAACAGTGGAGGCTCTCTAAGAGACTATGTAGTTAGGCTTCAAAATAGTTTTAGAGCAGCACGATCTAGCTGGTTAGAAGACAATAAAGAAATAACTAGAGAAGAGTACGTAGTTAAAGCAAACGAGTGGCTTAATGCCGAGCTAGGAGAGAACAAATGATTAAAGCATTAAAAGGTAAAGTTATTATTAAAGAGATCGAAGACGAGAATAAAACCCCATCCGGCATTATCAAAACGACAGCAGAAACCCGCAGCATGATGGGCAAGGTTACTTACACGACCTTCGAGGACATCAAGGTAGGAGACGTAATCCTATTCGGACGCCACGCTGGTAAAGACATCGAGATGGAAGGTACTAAGTACAGAGTTATTCCTGGAGAAGACATAACAGCGATCACAAATGGTACGCTCGACAGTATCTCTCCGATCGGAGACTGGCTATTAGTTGAACCAGTCGAAGTAGATAAGAAGGTAGGGAGCATAATCATTCCTGGAAAAGAAAAAGCAGCAGACGATCACACATGGTCAAAAGTAATAAAGGTAGGCCCAGGAAAAGTTCTTGCTAATGATAGTCTTTGTCCTATGTCAGTTCAGGCTGGCGATGAAGTATTATGTAAGCCTTATTCGAGCATCGAGCTTAGAGCTTGGGGAAAAACTTTAGTAATGATACCAGAGACAATGGTAGTAGCTAGGAAGAGTGCAGAATGATGTCAATGGAAGAAGTCGTAGTCTTACTAGTCGTAGCATTATCAATATTGTGGGGAGTAGTAGGATGATTAAAAAGTTAGAAGACTTACTTATTCTTTTTGTACTCTTGATATTATGTAACCCTTTCGCTTGGATAGGTTGCATACTATTTTTAGGGATATTTACAGAATTTAAGGAGTGCAGATGAGCGCAGGAGAGGAACTATTAAAAGAGATCAGTGTAGTAGCGCCCAGTTTGCGAGAGTTAGACGGACAAATAAACAGTATGAACTCTTCACAGCGGGCGTTTTGTATTCGCTTCTTACTTAGAAGGTTTTCAGCGGATGCTGCGACCTTCGACATGACAGTAGAAGCGAACAAGATCATGGCGGCATTCAAAGATGGAAGCTTTCCAGGCCAAAACCATAAAGAGGTTAAGTTTCTCCAGGACTGGACTACGATTCGGTATATGGATGATGCAGGTTTTTGGTTAGCAAAAGCGAGGGATCAAGTAGTAGAGACGGCCTGGAATAAAGGGGAGTCTCACTTAACCTCTAAAGAAATCATATCCACAATAGAAAGCAAAGTTGAAGGTAGCCAAATGTCGGCAAGCAGTTCAACTATGGTGAAGTTAGTTAATAGCATTCTTAGAATATCAGGCTTTTACTCTAAACCTTCTTACCGCAAGCACAGCAAAGATAGAGCTAGATGTTGGAGGACAGAAAAGTCACTAGAAGAGTGCTTAAGGTTATTAAACTCTAAGATGAAACAAGAAGTTAATTTATGGGAGCACGACGATGTACAATAGTTTAAAGCAACAAGAGTTAGCAGATAAGTTTGAAGCAGGAGATGTCGAGTCTTCAGTTTGTCACAAATGTTTTGAGTATTTTAAGCAGCCGCTATATCCAAGAGAGAAGTGCTATGGATGCTTCACAAACCAGACAGAATTTCAGAAGGCCAGTCACCACAAAGAAGCTCGGAGGTACAGATACCTTAAGACTTCTAACAATTTACCAGAGCTAGAAGTTATCAGGTATGAAAGGTTAAAAGAGATCCGATCAAAAGTTAAAGTGATTCCTAAAGTTCTAAGAGTAGTTGGGAAAGTAGACCCATCTAAGTTTGAACGCTTCTGTTTAAAGTGCGGAAAGAGATTCATGGCAGACAGTAAGTTTCAAAGACTATGTGACCAGGACAGAGCTACTGCTGCGAACACTGGTATGAACGAATATACACATTATTATGTCGGGGAGGCGATATGAAAAATTTTAAAGAAGGACAGAAGGCGTGGAATGCGCAGTATGGGAAAGTTATTATTACTCTGTCTGGGCGCGAGGATTATCCAATAAGAGTAGAGGACTCAGATGACTTCACACAGGAAGGGAAATTATATATAGGAGATAAGCACCCCCTCTTATTCCATTCCAAGCAGGATATGATCGACTACTTCACTAATCTTAAAGAGAATGAGACTTACATTAGATGGGTTAATTTGTATAACAATGGGGAAGCATACACATATCCATCTGAAAAATTAGCAAACAACTGCTCGGATAGTAACAGAGTCGAGTGCCGCAAGATCGAATGGACGGTGGGAGTATGAACGATAATAACGGGTTTGCAGAATATAAGAAAAATCATTTCAAAGTAGATGACTCCGGCAATGTTTGCCATGTGAGACAGGATTGCTTTAACGGGAATGGGTTATTGGAGCCCATCACTCTCACTCATTTAGAGAATTTATTGGACCACCTCGAAGAAAAACACAAGAAAGAGCTAGAGCAGAAAGATAAAGAGATAACGGAGTTAAAATCAAACAATAATACTCAAGCGGCTATGTTGCGAGGTCAGCAGGCTATGAATAAAGAAAACCAAAAACTAGCCGCCCATATCGAGCTACTTACTAAATGTGAGTGTGAAAAAGATAAAGAATTGTTTAAGAAGTATGGCTATCGAAAACTAGAGGCAGTTCATAAATGCCAAGGATGCAAGAGCAAGGCAAAGATAAAGAAAAGCGACCTAATAAAAGAAGTATCCGAAGCCGATCCTGAGTTAATGAAAAAATTGGCTGAGGCTGAAAATAAAGAAAAACCAAAAGGAGTTCAGGATGAACGAGCCGAAGAAACCGTCATGGAAAGATCTCAAGAGGAAGCTCCAGGAAAAGAGCGAAGCTGATGAAGACTTCCAGGACGGACCATACGAAGAAGAACATGAACTACCAACATATACAGGAGAAGAAGAATGAAATGGCCGTGCAAAAGAAATGAAACAACACCAACGATTGAACCACCAATCGACGGACCTATCGCCGAACGGCAAGGTAAGACCGGATGTTTAATAGGGCATACTGCCAGAGACAAAGGCGCTAACAATAAGAAGTGGTACGCCACGCACGAGACATGGGAAGAGGAGTACCAACAGTGGATCACTCACTACGACCTTGACGGCAACGAGATACTTGCAGAGTACGAGCTTAATTTAGCCTCGGCCAAGTTCTCAGAGCTTTGCTACCAGACAAGGGATGAAGGTCGAGGCAGAAGAGGAGCAGCAGAGGATCTCGCGGAAGCAGACTGTACTGAGATTATTTCTATGCACTGTAATTCTTATAACGGGGAAGTTCCTGGCTACGAATTTTGGTACTTAGATGGCTGTATAGAATCGAAGAGATTCGCACAAGAACTTCACGATGCTTTCAAAAAGAAATTCCCAAACCATGTAAGCCGAGGCATTAAGAAAGCTAAGCGAGGAAGTAGGGCCTATGGTGTGCTTGACGCTTGTAGGGATCACGGAGTTCGCAGATGCGCACTAGCAGAGTGGTACTTCCTGGACGTTGAATCAGACTTCATTCCGCCCGAGAAGATCGGTGAGTTCCTTAAAGAGTTTGGGTTACACGGTGGCTAAATACAACAAAGGTAAAATAGTTATTCCACATGAAGACTTTCTAAAACCTGAAGAGATCCAACAGCTCACTTCAGAAAGCTATATCATGCGGAAACTGAAAGAGGCAGGCGCTCCGATCAGGGGCACTGTCTATCTTAGAAGAGATGAAGGCTTCGATTGGAAAAGCTACATCAACGAAGATGGAGACTACGTTTACACATGGGAGAAACTGTAATGGTTAGGATAGCAATTTTTACTCACAAGTATAATCAAGCTGAGTGGATAAAAAGAGACTACAAAGAGAAAGGTTTTAAAGTTACAGGCAACATTATAACTAACGGGGAGCTTACCTACGTACTGATACCAGAAAATAGAAGAGATGAAATGTTGAGGGGTACTATTTGGGACGACATTACAGGCAGCATCTCAGGTGACGAGTTATACAGGCTTAAGTCAATAGTAGGGGAGAAACTTTGAACGTAAAATTATTTAAGCACCAACAGGACGCATACAATTTTTCAATGAATAATAAATATCCAGGCACTCTCCTGTGGCACGAGATGGGCCTAGGTAAAACGCTAGCAGCTCTTATAATTCTAAGATCCCTGCTAGCTAACTTAAGACAAGGCGGAGTGTCAGCTCCCAAGATCTTAGTGCTACTTCCTAAGTCGATGCTGCACCAATGGCGAACAGAGACGCAGAAGTTTACACCAGATATTTACGAGAGCATTTTATTCCTACCATACTCTCAGCTTAAGAAAGCTCGGAACCTTACAATGTACTATGACTTCAGAGCTATCGTAATGGATGAGTCTCATTACATGAAGTCACAAGGCACGAACAGGATGGAAGACTTTTGCGATCTCCTGGAATCAATAGGCAATAGCCCAGGACAATTTCACGGCGGTAAATACTTATCACTATCAGGTACGCCGATGCTTAACCACGCAGCAGAACTCTTCACGACATGGGCACTACTCACTTCAGAGAACCCATTCGATGCCTCGGCAAAGATGAAGGACAAGGTTCGCTACGAGAAGTGGAAGCAATCGTTTACTAAGTCTAAGATGAAGTCATGGTCTACGAGATACGGCGGAACAAAGTACGGCCAGGACTCTCCTGAAGGAGTAGCTAACACCGAAATGTTCAACCAATTGATCGGACCCATCGTACACTTCAGAAGAGCTAGTGATTGTTTAGATCTTCCAATGAAGCAAGAGATCGAAGTAGACCTAGGACTCGACGACGATACTCTCTTAGAGAACGCTGACATCGAGAAACCTGAAGCATACATGGCAGTGCTTGAGAGGCTCGCTCGCTCGAAAACTCCTCACGCTATTGAATGGATAGACACGTTCCTTAAAGGCTCTCAGGAGCAGCTTGTGGTCTTCTGCCCGTACAAGTTTCCTCTCTATGAGATAATGAAGAAGCACGGAAAGAAAAGCGTGATGGTCACGGGAGATCAGAACGATAACGAACGCCGAGTTAACATGGAAGCGTTTCAAAAAGGTGACGCCAGGATATTCCTCACTACCTATGGTGCAGGCGGGGTAGGCCTTAACCTACAGAACGCCCACAACAGTTTGTACCTAGGCTACCCGTGGACCCCAGGACAAATCAAACAGGCGATGGCACGTACTCATAGACAAGGACAGTTGAAGAGAACACTCCACTACTTTCTTACGAGTGGGCAAAACGATAGTCGCATATTCGGACTAATTAGAAGTAAAGAAGAAGCAGTTAACTCAGTAGAAGAGGGACTGTTAGCACAAGAACAGGCAGTTAGTACCGGACTTGACAGTATTATTTAACGGTGCTTAAATATTAATCGGAGTAGGGATCACGCATAGATTCCCAAATTAAATTCAGGAGTAGATTATGAGCGTAAAGCTTAGCAATGAACTTGTCTCGTTTATTCGCCCGTCGGATCACAGCAGGTTTTCACCATCTAGTACAGACCGTTGGGTAGGTTGTCCATTTAGCGTAAAAGCTAGTGACAAGATCCCAGACGAAACTTCCAAGTATGCAGCAGAGGGAACTCTTGCCCATACAGTAGCGGAAGATTATTTTGCGCACATGTTTCACGGTGCGGAGAAATCACCCGAGCTAATGATGGCAGACCAAGACATGATGGACGGTGCTCAAATGCACTACGATTGTATCGTTGGTTGGCTTGACCATAAAGATTATATCGGAGAAGTATTATGGCACGGACTGGAGAAAGGTATTCCTATCTTCCCAGAGAAGTCATGCTTCGGTACTGCTGATTGTGTAATCGTAGGGACTAAAGGCTGCGTAATCATCGACTATAAATATGGTAAGAGATCTGTTAGTGCGAACTCCGCACAGCTTAAAGGTTACTTACTAGGAATCTTCCGCCACCTAATCGACGTACCAGAGGACTATCAATTTCATGCAGTAGTTACCCAGCCTCGTACCGATACGATTCCAAAGGTAGCAGAGCATAGTTACTACGAGATGAGAGAGTTTGAAGCGATGGTTTATACAGCTATCCTCCAGGCAGATGCTCCAGGTCTTCAACCTGTAGAGGGATCTCACTGCTTCTGGTGTAAAGCTAGAAGAACAAACGATCCTAACCTTAAGTGTCCGGCCATAGCGCAGAAGGCACTCAAGTTAGCAGGCGAGAACTTTGACGGTTTCCTGGCAGACATGAATCAACCAGTAAAGACAGGGGCACTCAACACTAAAAGAGATAAGGCCCTTCTCAAAATAATGTCTCTCCTTCCAATGATGAAACAAATTGCAAAGGATGGAGAGGAAGAGTTCAAGTACCGACTAGAGCAAGGCGAAACCATCGACGGTGTTAACCTCGTCGAAGTTCAAGGCAAGCGTAAGTGGAAACTTGACGACCCAAGAGACATGGCAAGAGAGATAGCTAAACTTTACCCTGAAGTTCAGGCAGGCTACATGACAGTACCAGTTATGAAAGTTATGAGCCAGGCAAAGGTAAAGAAAGCAGCAGGCGTAAAAGATTTAGATCAAAGCTTAACGGTTCGTCCGTTAAAGAAAGAGATAGTAATTCCCGATAGAACAAAGCAGGAGGTGCTTGGAGCATTAACAGATTACGGAAAAATGATTGGATTAAACCTAGAACAAGACACATAAGGAGTCTATTATGATGAGTGAAGCAGAGAAAGCTTATTTCTACGGAAAGAGTTTTACAATGAAGGGGCAGATTTATTTCCCCGAAGTATTAACACCAAAGGCGAACGACAAAGGCGTGATGAAATATTCATGTATGTTTGCTTGGGACGCTAACGATCCCAGAACACAAGAGATCGGACAGTTCTTAGCTAATGCTAAACAACAGTTCTACCCAACGATCCCAGATACTCACTTCGGTAAGCCGATTAAGAGATGGGATACTTACCAACGTCAAGACGGTAAGCCTAACCATGAGTTCTTGAACGGTAAATACTGGGTTAACGCCAGTGCTACTGAGAGAGTACCACCAGTTGTTGTTGACCAGCAAAGAAACCCGATCATAGATGCGGCACAAGTTTATAGTGGGCGTAATGCTTTACTTAACTTTTCTTTCTACGCCTACGATGCCAATGGTAACAAAGGTATTGCAGTTAACATCTCTGCAGTTATGTTAATGGAAGGTGGAGATCGTGTAGGTGGCGGCGGAGTTAACCTCGACGATGCTTTCGGTGGTTTCGCAGCAGACATGAACTTAGGTGCAGCTCCGGCCCAACCTGTTCAACAGCAACCTGTTCAACAGCAACCTGTTCAACAGCAGCCAGTACAGCAAGGTTCTGTAGCTCCACACCAACCGCTACAGAACCCTAATGCTAATGTTCAGCAGCAGCCACAAGAGCAGCAGTGGAACCCAGGACAGAATAACGTAAACCCATTCCCAGTATAGGAGAGCGAATGAAATACACACTATCAATATCAGATTGCACAAAAGAAGAGATCACCAACGTACTAGCCAAACTAGAAGGCGGGACTAAAGTTGCCGTAGCTTCAGAGACTAAAGTTAAAGAAGAAGTTGCTATAGATACTAGCGACCTTAACAGTCTTAAAGTTGCTGATCTAAAAGCTCTATGCGACGAACGCGCCTTAAAATACGTAGGCCGTTCAACTAAGAAAGATCTTATCGATCTTCTCGAAGGCAGAGTAGCTTCAGCACCAGCAGAAGTTGAAGCACCAGTAGTAGAAGCCGCGCCAGTTATCCAGCCAGAAGTGGTTGTACCTGCTGCATCTACGACAGCTATCAACGAAGCTCCAGCCCAAGTTCAAGCTGCTGCACCAGTAGCAGACCAAGGCGCATTGATCGCTACGTTTACTGACACGTACACGAAGACTATCAATGCTGGTATTCCAGAAGCTCAGCTTCAATCGAATATCGGAGCGCACCTGCAAAACCTAGGGCACCCAGGAGTAAGGTTAAGCCAGCTACCTGTTCATATCTTAGAGCAATTTCTAGGACTGTTCAGAGCAGAGTGTGGGAACTTACTTCAACCACAAGCAGCAGCACCAGCAGGCAATAACTCTTTCATCTAAAGAGTGAGTAGAAAACAATTGGGGAGGGTGAAAGCTCTCCCCATTTTCCGAGAGAACAAATGAACGACTTTAAACTAGTATTGAAACAAGAACCAGAAGGAGACTTATCTCCCGAAGTTACAAGATGGTTAAAAGATACAGCAGAAAAGATAAAACCATTCTTCGATGATTTCTTTAAAAGCCCCGAGTATATAGAATTTATAAAAGAGAAAGGTACAGAAGCTATGATATACGGCAAGGCTACTTACTCTAGCAAAGACATCGATGAACTTTTTTCCGACTACCGCGAGAGAACAAATGCTAACTGATTTCTTCTTTGACTTTGAAACGCGCAGCCGATTAGATCTTAAGAAAGTAGGAACTATCAACTACGCCATGGACCCTTCGACTGAAGCCACACTATTAACGTGGGCATTCGGGCACGGAGAGGTACAAGTTTGGAGATACGGACAGCCTATACCTGCTGACCTTCTTCACGTAGCTATGAACCCAGAGAAGTTTCACTTCATAGCTCACAACATACTGTTCGACTATATGATTTGGACAGTACCATTCGCTCGTCTTATTCCAGGACTGAAGCGACCCTTACTAAAAAACATAACCGATAACATGGCGATCACGAACTACAATCGAGTTGGTTCTGCCCTCGACCATGCGGCCTCGCTCCTCCGTCTACCCTACTCCAAGGATAAGGAGGGGCGAGTCCTTATGCTTAAGCAGTGTAAGCCTAAAACCGTAGGCAAAGATAAAGGAAACTTTTACGAGCTAACGCCCGAAGAGTGGATAAGCTTTGAACGCTACGGTGTGATGGATACTAAACTCTTAAGAGAAATATACTATAGATGCGCTCCTCTCACTGCCTCCGAAAGGTACGGCTTTGAGTGGACCTTCTCGCGTAACCTTCGAGGTGTTCGCATTGACATGGATCTCCTCGAAGTGATGGAAGATATTTTAAAGCTTGAGATCCCACGACTTAAAGCTAGGTTCAAAGCGATCACAGGCTTCGAGGTAGGTCAGAGAGTAAAGTGCCTGGAGTTCTTCTCGCACTTCTACCCTCAGATGGAGAACATGCAAAAGGAAACCGTCTCTGAGATCCTGGAGTTAGACAATCATCCGAACCCTAAAGTTCTTGAAGCTCTTCAGATCAAAGCGGAAGTAGGATCTACTTCTCTTGCCAAGGTTCCAGTTGCTAGACGCATGAACTTTAGCGGTAGGATCTACGATATATGGAACTTTGTTAAAGCTCATACAAGACGGTGGGCAGGTAAAGGTATCCAGCCTCAGAACTTTCCAAGAGCAGAAGAGATCACACTTCTTAAAGATGTAAATATCGTAGAGCTAGCACCAAAGGTCAGAGAGATTAAAGATCTTGTAGAAGATAAGTGCCAGCTCGTTAAGGATCTACTTAGAAGATTATGGATAGCCGACGATGATATGACATTCTACTGCGGTGACTTCTCAAAGATTGAACCGACTGTACTCTTCTGGATGCTAGACATGGGACCAATCCCTAAGAAGTGGTACGAAGAAACAGCAGCAGAGATCTACGGTGTAAAGCCCGAGCAGATCCTCAAAGGTTCAGAAGAAAGACAAGTAGGTAAAGGTGCTGCCCTAGGCTCAGGCTACGGCCAGGGGGCCAAAGGTTTTCAGAAGCAGCAGAAGACTAACGCCGGACTAAACTTAGACATTGAACTATGTAATAGAGCCGTTCAAGCATACCGCCGTAAGAACTGGCAAGTCGTAGACTTCTGGGGAATGCTAGAGATGGGCTTTCGTACCGCACTACAAGGGCAAGTTGCTACTCTATGTAATGGCAGGCTACACTTTATGCCTCTTGAAAAACCATTGAAAGGCGTGAAGGTTAGACTACCTAGTGGATCTTATCTCTTCTACCCAGGAGCTAAGCAGAAGGAAGGTAAGCTTTGCTACGAAGTATTCGAGCGAGGCGGAGTAAGAGATGAGAAGACATACGGCGGGAAGCTTTGTGAGAACGTAGTCTCTGCAATCGCTAGAGATGTGATGTTATCTTCGATGTATAAGTTAGAAGAAGCAGGCTTTCAAAACCTAGGCACGGTCCACGATGAAGTGTGGTCACAGAAAGAGCCAGGACAAGATGCAATATATGAACAAGTAATGTGTACTCTCCCATCGTGGTGCTCAGACATGCACGTAACGGTAGAGAGTGAGAACGGGGTTAGGTATTTAAAATGAATAAAGATTATCAAACAGAACTATATGCAGCTATCGGTGAGGTACTTACAGCTCGTATGAAGTCGAAGCAGCTAACCGTCAGCCAAGTGGCCAGACGCAGTGGCAATCAATTCAATACGGTTAAGTATGTGCTAGAGGGCAAGCCCTTCTACTTCCACCAAGCTATATGGATTAGAGATTACTTAGGTTATTCAACAGACGAACTAATAGAGAAAGCTACTAAGCGAGTTTTAAAAGGAACATTCAATGGCAAAGAAGAAAAAGAAAACAGGATCGAAGAAAGCAAAAGCCTCCAAAGCTTTATCTAAACCGAGGAAGGTAAGTCATAAAGGTGCTAGGCAAAAAGGACTACAGTTTGAAAGAGATGTTGCGAATGCTATTGGGCACGTTTATCCCGAAGCGAAACGCCACCTCGAATATCAAGCCGACTCAGCCCAAGAAGGACGAGACATATCTAACACCGGACCGTATGCAATCCAGTGCAAGAACCTCCAGAACTACGTCCCTATCAAGACGATCAAAGAGGTTACAAAGACGAAAGATAATCGCCCAGTCTTAATTACTAAAGGTAACAAGATGAAGCCAGTCGTGGTCATGTACTTCGATGATTGGATTAAGATGCTTGAAGAGATTAAAGGCAGAGAGCTGATAGAGAATGGACCTTCTATGATAGCAGGACATCGCCATAAGATTGACTACGAACCAAAGCAACTACCAGAACCACCAAAGTTTTTAGAGGATCTAATATAAAAAGACCCCGACGAATCGGGGCCTAGTTGAGAGAGTAATTTTCGCATAGAACAAAATGAATACTGAGCGTAACAAAGTATAGGGAACAAGTCAATGGAAGATTTAAAAGCGATCAGAGTAATTCCCGGCATGAAAGTGTCGCACGATTACATGGGAAATAATGTCAGCACCTTCGGGTACAGACACTTGATAGAAATAGGAGTACCCGTCATAGGTATTCCAGGACGACAAAACAATCTTGTCATTGTCGATGTCGATGCCGCCGGAGAAAGTCACAAGCATGACGGACGAGCGTGGTGGGATGCTTATTGTAAAGAGGCAGGCATTCCAAAAACGTATAGCGTTTCAACTCCGAGTGGAGGAGCACACTATTACTTCCGACTACCTGTAGCTATAAACCCTGAAACATTCTCCCCACCTGCCACATTAGCTGACGGTGTAGATATTAAATGGAATGGTTGGGTAGCAGCTCCACCGTCGAAGGGATACATGCCGATGTATGGAGGGCCTGGAGACATCTTAGACGCTCCTCCTTCACTGATAGCTGAGATGGAAGTTAGGAAGGCAGGACAGCCTGCTAAAGGCCTGAACAACGACGACCCTTTCAATGCCATTCAGAACCTAGCAAGACCTTATACAGAAGGACAGATCGAGGAGATCAGAAAGCGTATTGATTGGCTTCAGTCTACGGGATCTCTTTCTCGTGACGAGTGGAGAGATGGAATCTTCTCACTCAAAGCAGGCATACAAGACCCTGAGATCCTGGACGAGTTTCTAGTTAAGTGGTCGATGAATAAGAACTACACTCCTGGCGATGAAAACATTGCAAGAGATATGGCGGAACGTGCAGACGAGCACGGAGCTGTAGGTCCAGGAACAATATTCAGCATACTAAAAAACGTGGCCCTAAGAGAAGGTGCTCCTATCGTGGCGTCTCCTTATACACGCCAAGAAATCATCGACAAGTCTAAGGTAAAGATTACCGTGACTAAAGATGGAGTCGTGAAAGTAGCACCAACTGAATCGAACGTAGCCTCCTTGATGGGGGCTATGTTTGACTCGGAACATTTATTCCACGACATAAGAAACGATAACTTTGTTTACAAAGGTCAAGTCTACTCAGACACAGACTTAGCTAATATCTTTTCACCGATGATTCAATCTCCTTCTTACGGTCTGGGCTTTGAGAATATGAAGAGATCGACTGTCGCTGGCGGCATCGACGTACTAATGGCAGCGAGACAAATAGATCCCCACCGTCGATGGTTGGATGGATTAGAGTGGGACGGTGTAAAACGTATCGACACATTCTTCTCAGTCTATGCCTCTGTTAAAAACTCTTCATACGTTCAAGCTGTTAGCAAGAACATGTGGATAGCTATGGCAGCACGAGGACTTCAGCCAGGCGCTAAGTTTGATAACGTGATTGTACTTGAAGGACCGGAAGGTGCTCGGAAGTCTACGTTATGCGAGCTACTCGGCGGAGAGTATTACATGTCTCTATCATCGAAGGAAGATATTAACTCTCCAGACGTACTACGAAAGATGCACCAATCAAGTATCGTTGAGCTACCTGAGTTAGTAGGACTACTCGGGAGATCCGGTGAAGAGATCAAAGCGATACTCGCTACCCGTATTGATAGTATGAGAGCACTGTATTCTAAGAAGGGTGTACGTAAGGCAAGAGGTTTTATCTTCATCGCCACTACGAATAGCAAGAGGTACATCAACGAGGACATGGGTTATAGAAGGTACTGGCCTATTAAAATTCCTGGTGGAGTTTGTCAGATTGATACTGATGCAATCAAGAGAGATCGTGACATGTTGTTCGCCGAGGCGGTAGCTCGTTTCAATACAGGCGAGGAGTTCTGGGACGTACCAAAAGAGTTACGAGGGGAAGTAGAGCTTAGAAGAAATGAAGAGCCTCTTACTGAACCTGTTCGTGAGATCATGGAGAATGCTCTAGCTCCGGTACGAATGACAGACATATACAAGCACCTAGAAGCTGGCGGTTATGTATCGAAGGGGCTTACTTATCAAGTCTCTGCGAGGATAAACATAGCACTCAAGACTATCGGTGCGGAAGAAGTGGTAATTAATAAAGCTCGCAAATGGATCATACCTACTGAACAAATAGTAGAGGTCCAACCAATAGTGGGAGCGAGTTCATTTATATAAGGAGTTTAGAATGAACGAAGAACAAGATTTTGGAGTAGCTTTAAATTGGTTAAATGACGGTCATGCAGTAGCTCGTAAAGGTTGGAACGGTAAAGACATGTGGTTAAGGATGCAGACGCCGGATGAAAATTCAATGATGCGAAGACCTTACATCTACATGAGTCCAGTAGACGGAGAGCTTGTCCCATGGGTAGCATCTCAGTCAGATCTTCTTGCTACTGATTGGATTGCTGTCTCTTAGTTTTATCTAAGAAGTCTAACGAGTACCTGGCATAGTCGTACTGTCCCTGACCATCGAGGTTATACAGTACGACTGTTCCTCTCCAATGATGGTTCGATTGAATCTTATACCCTTCAGGGTGGTAATAAGTTGAGCCAACAATCATACACTGAATCATTACATCATCTGCCATCATCTCTTCGTAATCAAAACCTTGCTTATGTCCTGCGATACATGACGTATGCTTCTTCAGACAAAGTTGCCTGGCCGTACCGATCGGGTGGGCACTGCTTAAGTTTTGGAAGTAGTGAGAGAAGTTAATGCCTTCGATCTTAACGATCCTTAAGAACTCGTGAACGTGCTCCCAGTTATCATAACAAGGCGGGTAGTCGATGAACGTGCGAACCATATTATCATCGCAGAACTCCATCGCCTTCCTGATCCTATCCTCGTGGTTCCCTTTCAAGATATGAAACTGACACTCATCCAAAGCTTTAGGCCATCGCTCCGCTATGATTGTCCAGAACTCATCCATGGTTCTATTACCAGCATCGATGTCGTCGTGGTAGGTGAGAGGGCGGGAAGATTTCTTTCCTTTGTCATAGTAGGAAAGACTCGGCATGTCCCAGTGGTCGCCGAGATGGATAACGTACTTAGGTTTCAGATCGCAGATATGATGGGCCACTGCAATCAAAGGATTCTTTACTCCAGGTTTACTTTGCGTATCGCCAATGACATAAATCATGTGGTTTTTCCTCGTTATAGTTTCCTGTCACAATATGGTATCATACACTTACAAGATAACGCTAATGGTCGAGTAATATGATCTACTATAAGAAAACGAATATCTTTAAGTACAAACTAGAAGAGGATTATTGGATATATCTTCCCGAGAAGTTCTTCTCACACTACATAAACTCCGAATACATAAAGCTCCACAAGACCAGACTCTACGTGCTGAAAGGGTATAGGTGGGACGGTCCCTCTGGACCTACACTGGACACTATCTCATTCATGCGGGGATCGCTTATACACGATGTTCTTTACCAACTGATACGAGAAAAGAAGCTGAATTTAACGCTGCGGAGAGAGGCTGATAAGCTGCTTAGAAAGCACTGTCGAGAAGATGGCATGTCATGGGTGAGCGCATACCTCGTCTATAAAGCCGTGCGTATCTTCGGGGCCAAAGCAGTAGACCCTGAAGGACATATAGCAATCAGACGAGCACCTTAGGGCGTATAGCCGAAACCCGCCATCACCGCATCTTTAGCAGCTCGGCCTGCTTCAATAGAATCTTGTACGTGCATAGGTGTATTAAGTCTAGCGTCGATAGCTGTGTCTAAGAAGTCGGCGATTGTAGAGGCTCCTGAAGAGGCAAGTGAAAGCTCAAAGTAATATGAGCCGTCAAGCCTATAGCTCCTAGTGATCTTAGGAACTACGATTCCCCCACTGTCTTCTACATACTCATGGTAGTGAACTACAATGAAGCTACGAAGTTGATCGTGCATAAACTTTGTACGAACTCTCTTATAAGAAAGATCTCCATTAGTTTTATAAGTAATGATAGCAGGCTCTAGTGCCATAGCAGATAGAGAGAAAAGTGCTGCGAAGATTAGTAGTAATTTTTTCATATCGTTTCCTTAGTACGAGATCCAAGCGGTCCCGTTGTAATATTCTGATTGATTAAGGTCAGTGTTAAAGATGTGCTGACCTGCCGATGGAGTAAGTACATCTCTTTGAATAGTAGATAGAGAAGGTGCAATAAAACCTTCAGAGGCAGAGATAGTTCTGATACTCAAGTTAGCTTGACTGTCCCACCCAAAAGTTTGAGCTGGCGTAATCTGAATAGAGTCTTCAATAGGAGGAGTAGCTAGTCCGTTACGAGTCCTCTGAATACGAAACCAAAACTTGTTCGCCGAACCATTAACACTATCCACTGCCCAATCTCCAGGAGGTGTAAAAGAGATAACGCCGTTAAGCTGAAAACCACTGGTAGTATCTGAAACAGAAACAGTACCCCAAGAAGCTCCACCTTGGGAATACTCAAAGACAGGAGTAATAGTATTGTTAGCAGCAGTATCTAGCAGCACTTCGATAGAGCTGAAAGTAAAGTCACTCGACACATAGATATAAGCATTGTCGTTACTAAAGATTTCAATGTCTGAAGCTGAACTGTTAAAGTCAGCCGACACATCAGTAAACCCGCCATCATCTGTAAAAGATAAGTCAGAGTTCTGAGCGATAGCAGCTTCTTGTTTTATGACATCAATACTATTACCTACGTGAAGTGCTATAACCTCTGAGCCAGCCCCTTCTGCACCTACTTTCTGAGCATCAATTAAGAACAAGTTAGTGTTAGTCATGCCTGCTACGTTAGCTTCAAGTGAAAGGTTAGTAGAGGTGACGCCACTCTCACCTGCTAGATCATTCTCTACACGAACCCCATGAGTATCGTCGAAGCCTGAACTCTCCATAACAATTCTATGCGCTGAAGTTCCTGGTATTCCTGGAGTATGGTCTTGTCTGAAAGCTCCAAGAGTAATCGTTCTTGGATCAGTAGAGCCATCAAGCGTAAAGTTATCAGAACTGATAAGATCAAACTGAACACCACCTGATACGTGCAAGTCTTTAGTAGGAGAAGCTTCATTAATACCAACGTCACCATCAGCATCTACAATTACATGTTCAGTAGAACCGTTGAAGTTTTTAACCTCCACGATGTTAGCTGTCTGGCCATTAGCTGAATCTATTTGAAGTTGAACAGTACCAACATTAGCACCGTCGATATGTAGTTGAGCTGTAGGAGCGGCAGTACCGATACCTAATTCAGTGTTGCCAGAATCGAAGAAGAAGTTTCCGTTATCTTCTGCAATCACATCAGCCGCACCTACGAAGGTTACAGATCCAGGAGTCAACCCTGTGAGAGTTGCACCTACAAATGTAGGCGAAGCGCCACTATGAATATCTTGAGGAAGCGACAGTGTAATCGATCCCGAAGTATTAGCAACATCTACTTGGTTAAGAGTTCCAGTAAGAGTCGAAGATACAAAACCTGCACCAGTGCTACCGATGAGAAGTTGTCCGTCAGTTGCAGATGCAATAGCGTCGAACCCCGTACCGCCTTGATCCTGCGGAACGATCCCAGTTAGATCTCCGAAGTCGATAGATGCAGAAGTTGTTAGCCCTGAAGCTCCGTCAGTCTTAACGAACTCACTAGCCGTTAGGCCTGAGAAAGTTGCACTAACAAACGTCGGAGTAGCTGCAACGTCGATGTCTTGAGGGAGTGAGAAAGTTACGGACCCAGAAGAGTTCGCAATATCTACTTGGTTAATAGTTCCTGTTAGGTTGGCAGCTACCGGAGCAGCACCAGAAGATCCTAAAAGAATTTGTCCATCTGTAAGAGCTGCTGCTTCGACAATTGCACCCGCAGAAGATACCAAGATACGATCATTATTAAGAGCTGTATTGGAATTTGTACCACCATTTGCAATAGGAAGAACGCTAGTCGCAACATCGCTAGTAAGATCAATACTGGCAACAGAAGTAAGTCCAGAAGCTCCATCGGTTTTAATAAATTCACTAGCTGCTACCCCTGAGAAAGTTGCACTCACAAATGTTGGCGAAGCGCCTGAGTGTATATCTTGTGGAGTCGAGAGAGTAATTGAACCCGCTCCGTTTGTTACGTCTAGTTGGTTGGCCGTCCCTGTAATAGTCGCCGATACAAAACCTGCACCATTGCCGATGAAGATCTCTCCGTTGGCAAGAGCTGAAGCGTCTACACCTGTACCGCCCTGGTCTTGCGGGATGATCCCTGTTATGTCTGAGAAATCAATAGTAGGTACAGAAGTAATACCACTAGCACCATCAGTTTTGACAAACTCATTGGCCGTCACTCCTGAGAAAGTTGCACTCACAAATGTTGGCGAAGCGCCGCTATGAATATCTTGAGGAGTTGATAAAGTTAACCCACCTGCTGAAGGTGTTGCTGTTACTTGGTTGGCAGTTCCGCTAACAACATTAAGATCGAAGCCAGTACCGTTACCAATAAGAAACGTCCCGTTAGCTGCAGCCGATGTGTCAAGCCCTGTACCACCATTATCAACAGGTAAGATACCTGATACGTCAGCAGTAAGGTCAATGGAAGAAGCGGAAGTAAGGCCAGAAGCTCCATCTGTTTTAACAAACTCATTAGCTGATACTCCTGAAAAAGTAGCACTTACAAATGTAGGTGAAGCGCCACTGTGAATATCTTGTGGTGTTGATAAAGTAATTGAACCTGCGCCATTAGCAATCGCTACTTGGTTTAAAGTTCCTGTTAAGGTCGCCGATACAAAACCCGCACCGTTACCAATAAAGATTTCACCGTTAGCAAGAGCAGAAGCATCTACTCCAGTACCGCCGTTAGCTTGCGCTAAGATTCCAGCTACGAAGCCTAAGTTAGATGCAGGAGATTCCCAGTTAACAGGATCTACGTCAGGATCACCTGCTGAAATACCTGCAGTTAGTCGTTTATAGAAAGCCCCTCCGAACTCAACCACTTGCCCTATATGGTAATAGGTAGTAGCAACATGAGATGGAGCTGCATTCAATCCTACCGGACTCCAGTTCGTAATATCAGCATCAGGTGCGGTAGCAGTTGTTCCTGGGATAGTTCTTATGAAAATTGTGCCGTCATAGATAGCAATTTCATTAACTAAGTAAGCTGTAGCAGGGGACCATACTGCGATAGTTCCTGCTCCACCGCCGCCTCCACCGCCGCCGCCTGCACCACCGTCAAGGACGCCAGTGCTGCCGCCAAGCTGAGTCATTTGCGCATTCGCCGCTAGGCTTAAGAATAGCAGTACAAAAAATAATAACTTCTTCATATAAATTCCTTATCTATTATTAGAGCCTTTAGTGGTAAAAATAGCATCGAAGGTGCATGGTCCTGCAGTACAGGCAATCACGAACCTCGTGTAATGCTTAGACAGACCGCCAGCATACACCGAAACAGGCGTACCTGCTGCGAATGCTACTACGGTAGCGTCGTCGATAACAATAGTGCCACCTTTGTCAGAAGCATATTGAGTAGTAATCGTACCTGATCCTGCACTCGCTTCCATTAACAGATCCACATAAGTGAAATGCTCTGTTTGATAGAAGCGAGTAGTATCAGATCCCGCCGTTGTCAGTCCTGGACTGTTCGAGAACGAATCAGTAAAGGTGCTTAACGAGTAAGCAGGGGACGCCACAAATAAGGCGGTAATGAGGAGTAGAAAACACTTACGGAACATATTCATAGAGTACCTCCAAGTACCCGTTAAGCACGGAAATTAATCTTCTTTTAATAATTCAAAATTCTTAAGTTGATGTATGTGAGTATTTAGTTCGTGGAACTTATCTCGCATCTTATCTAATTCTCTTTCAGCTTTTGTTAACCGAGTCTCTTTAGCTTCGGACTTTTCAATTAACACAGCAGTTTGCAATTTAACTTGATTCAGGCTCGAAAGCATTCCCCGAACGAAGTAGGCATTAATAGCTCCAATAGCTGACAGTATAACATAAAGCACTTGATCTGGAGTCACATTAACCTCTTATTGTTAAGGCCGTGCTCTGCGTAACAAGCTTCGTCGGCGTACTTACAAAATTGCTGAACTGGCCTACATTCTTTCCTGCGAAGGAATCTCTTTCTACATTCTTTGATACGATAGCAGAAACCTTTACCTGCTAAGGCAGGTCCGTCATACTTCTCGGAGCATAAACGCCACGCCTTCTTAGCATTAGGAAGATCTACTTTGATCCACTGTGCTCGAGCGTCTACTTCGCTGGACGAGCAAGAAAGGAGTGTTATCGCTATCAGTATATACTTAAGCACTTTGCCCCTCTCTTGCTAGTGTCGCAGCCGACATCTCTAAGTGGTATGCTTCGAGGAAGTTTTCGTACTTCTCTTCGGCTAAAGCAACATCGATGTCGGTGTACTCGGGGAAGACCCTATTCCGGGCCTGGTCTAACTCTTCTAAGATATTAAAGTGTTTCTTTTGAAACGCTTTCTTTCTCTCCACTGACCATAACTCCATCCCTTTCAGGACGATATTACCGATAAGTTCTAACCCGAGTTTTAATTGCATTCTATTCCTTTGGGTTTTTAATCTTCGCCGAAGCAAAGTAGTCTACGAGATATGCAAAGATGCCAAAGGCTTTACCGCCTGTGATCTTATTGTACTTCTCGTTGTCACTGCTTTTAGGAGTGAGGTTAAAGATCGCCCAGGCAAGACTCATTACAGGTTTCAATAGGAGTCTGATAGATCCAGTGAAGGTAATGAACTTAGCTAGGAAAGGGTAATCAACGATGGCCTGCGAAAGGTAAGGACCAATCGCTGCCATGAAAATCTTTACAGCATCAGGCGCTTCAGCTAATTCTGGCTGGGCGTCTTGAGCTAATAGCAGGGTAGGAATAAAAAATAAAATAGCGTATAGAAATTTCATAGTTACTCCAGTTTAGATTTAATATAAGGGCACAATTTGTCAGAAGCTTTTTCAAGTCCTCGTCCAAATAGCTTTTGAGCACAAGCATAGTCGTCGAATCTTCCGGCCACTGTTGCACTAACCACTTGCTTAAGTAGGAAGTTACAGCTTAACCCGATGATGTCTCCGCCGATTGACTTCTGAATCGAAGCCTCTTGCTGGCGCTCTGTTTTAAGTACAGAATCAACTCCGTCACGTAGCTTCTCTGATAAGACTACTGCCTCATCAGCGCAGTTAAGAGCCTTATAGTCTAAGTCTCCCAATTCTTTTAAGGCCTGGGTTTTTAAATAGGCCTGACTGTGCTTTCCCACGGCGTCCGCCGCAGATAGTTTTGCTCGTCTAACTACCTCAGATCCGCACGATGCGGTGAGTAGCAACATCAATGATAATAGTAGTGCTTTCATAGTATTTCTCCTTTCCATATAGTCTAGCAGAATTAAAGATAATGTAAAACTACCTAAGTTTGTCAGCTAATACCCTATTGGGATGGGCAGGTTCTTGATAGTAGGTACGGAATACATCTCGCCACGAGTTGAAGCCGCTTAAAACCCTAGTACAGAGCTTTAAAGTGTACTTCATACGGAGAGTTCGAGCCATTGTCCAAGCTTTTAACTTCCCCGAAGTCTCGCCTTTTTTCGTAGCACAGGAATAGATAATAGCTCCAGATAGAGCTGGGCGATACCACCAGCGGCCAGATGCCACGGCAGTAAACCAGATAGCTGCAGGCTGCATGAGCCTGTCCTTGTTGATTTCTCCAGGCCTAACATTGTCGTAGGTGAAAGCGTGACGAGCCAGGTACTTGCGGATCTCTTTGATCTTCTTTATCTGCTTCGATAGATAGAGTGCTCCGACGAATGCAATAAGTTGATCGGGAGATGTGTAGTCGTCTTTGTTTCCATGACGTTCGGGGAACTGATCGTAAAGTCCTGGGTGTTGCTTGTTCTCCATTCGATGAGTGTATTGCCGAAGCGATTCAAGCATCATGTCGGAGTCAGAGAGTAGATAGTATTGAAGGGAAAATAAGGGAGCGTTTTCAGAAACTATCTCCTCACGTTTTGCATTGAGGAGATAGTGTTTGTTTAAGTATAAATTTAGATCTACGTCCACTAGAACTCTTGTATAGATATTCTATGGTTCACTGTGTTTGCAGTAGTGAAGCCTACGTCAGTACGTAAAGTTAAAACTTCACCTGCATTAAGGTACTCTTGGAAAGTGAACTCCCTGATAACATCTGTAGTAGTGCCTTTGCCGACCACTCTTACTTGAGAAGCATCGACGTATAGGTAAATGTTATTGTTAACAGTTGCAGTAGCTTGAGTAGATCCCGTAACGATGTAGTTGCCTGACCTTGGGGCAGTGAACTGTGTACCGTTCCAGTTACTCCCAGTATCGTCAACTTCAGTAAAAAGAATATTAGTAACAAGTGCTGTGTTTACCGTATTTGCTGCATCTCCAGAACCTACGACTCTAGCACCTTTTGCTTTCCCGCCCAGCTCTTGAATGTGCATGTGGTGAGAACTTGAGTTATTAAAAGTCACAGCAGAGTCAAGTCTTAGAGATACAACGTCACCTGCACTAAACTCTTCCGTGAAAGAGAAGTCCATAATAACATTGGCACTTCTTTGACGTTCGATTCTTCTTATCTGAGTACCGCCGATATATAGAAAAATATCATAAGACAAAGCGGTGGTGGTATTAAGTGATCCTGTAAAAGAGTACACACCATTTCTAGGAACGGTATAAGTTAAACCATCCCAAGCATTCTCCTCATCTTTAGCTTCAACTGTAAAAGGTACATTAGTTACATATGCAACAGTCGAAGTTCCTGCGTTCCCGCTAACAATCAATGAACTTCCAAGACCTTCAACGATTGATTGCCATGTCGCTTCTGTTGAACTTGTGGCCGTTAATACTTGGCCTGCTGTAGGAGCTGCCGAACCTGAAACATATACAGCGTTGGTTGAAGTAGATAAAGCATTTGCAGTGTCAAAGATTCCACCAAAAGAAGTTAAGCCTTCGATTGGTACTATTGCATTTATTGTTATTTTATTTGATGCTGTTACTGCGACTGAACCGAGTACAGCATTAAGAGGATTGATACTAGCCGTACCAAATACTTGAGGGTCAGACAGATTTAAAAAAGAATCCCCTGCCGTAGCGATTAGCGAACCTCCATTAGCCCCCGTCCCATTTATGGCCCTGAACCATGTACCTGCACTGGATGAAACAGTACCTGTTTTTACAGACTCGCCATTAGGTAATCCTATTTGTGCCTCGACTGCTGAAGCTACTCCTGTGACCAGAGAACCTCTTATCATATAAGAGTCTCCTAGTCTCTTGTAATACATCTCAACACTACTGATAGTACCAATACCTTGAGTAACAGGAGTGAATGCTATCCAATCAGTAGTATTAATTACGCCACCAATATTTGCCCACTCAGCTTCTGTCGCACTGGTAGCTTGAAGGACTTGACCCGCTGTAGGAGCTGCTGAACCTGAAGTGTATACAGAGTTGGTTGAAGTGTTTAGAGCGTTAGCTGTACCATCTCCGCCGCCACCTGAAGGAGTTTGCCAAGTTGCCGCCGAACCACTCGTAGCTGTCAAGACTTGACCTAGAGTAGGAGCTGCTGAACCTGAGACAACCACCGAAGTAGTCGTAGTTGTAAGAGAGTCTGTACTTCCAGAGTTACCTGATACTGAAGTTTGATCTCCAGTGTTGGAACCTGAAAGAGTTAAGCCTGAATCTTTAATTAGTTTGCCAGTAGTACCATCGAAGAAAACAACATTGTCGTCAGCCGCTACGCCTGGACCAGTAACATCTCCGCCTAAAGCTAGAGGAGTCTGCCAGGAAGCTGACACTGCACTGGTGGCAGTAAGAACCTGCCCGAGGGTAGGGGCTGCTGAACCTGAAGTGTAGACAGTGTTCGTCGATGTGTTAATTCCATCAGCCGTTCCGCCGCCCGATACGCTAGAGGAAGGTAAGATACCTGTAACCTCTGAAGCAAGATCAATCAGTCCAGAAGTTAAGTTCTTACTGCCGTCAAGCTTTAGAACTTCACTAGCACTAACCGAAGTGGCATCAATGTTAAGACCGTGCCCTGCTGCTGGAGATAAAGTGATCTCTTCCGTTGAATTGAATACTCTTGCTTCAGCCGTAAAGGTCAGAAGAACTAAGAGGATTAAAAAGTTAATGTATTTTTTCATTACCAAGCTCCGAGTGATTTAACATAGAATCGTTTTTTAGGTTCATTATATATAAAGGATACTACAGTTCCTTCCTTAAATTCAATACCGCCGTTGCCGACATATCCGTAATCATTATCATTTACAGCTAATGTCATGTAATCAGTGTCACTATCTGATTCTACCACAATCTCCATGCCATCCTGTAATAAAGCGTCATTGTTTCCAAATGGTTGAATATCAAGGGCTTTCTCGCCTGTATCTGATTTAATCCTGACATGTTGCCTCTCGTATTGGCCTACTACTACTGGTGCTCCAGCAGATAGTGTCTGGATACCTCCTGGCGTATAAGCTTGGGCCAAGAAGGCATCAAGAGCTGCAGAGGCGCTAACCTGTACTACCTTAAAACCATTCATAGCAGCGTTAACTGCAAGAACATTATCCTCTGCTGAGTTGAAACCGTCAGGTAATGTCGGATCGAACTCGTCGGGATGAACACTCGAAGGAAGTTTAAGAGATCTCGCAACCTCTCCGACTCCTTCAAAGAATCCTTTAACGTGCATAGTGATCCTATCTACAGCGTCCTCGATTCTACGAGGTGCATTCCTTCCTAGATCTCTGAACTTTGTAAGCTGCTGGAGATTAGGCTTGAAGTAGATATAAATTCTGTAACCTACTGCCAAGTTCCCAGCATTAACAAAAGGCTGACCAGCATCTATGAGAGTTACGTCTCCGCCAGTGTTTCCAATGCCAGACAGTGAAAAGTCTGTATCAAGAACAAGAGCTGTCTCTGCTCCAGTTGAAATAAGACGAACCTTAGCTTCGACGTCTTCATTATCGAAGGTCTTAAAAGGGAACGCAAAGCTAGGCGCTCCGGCTCCGTAATCTACTACTGTGTCTAAATTTGATGCGATCATCTATTGCTCCTATTCTGTTTTCTATTCTTTCTTCTTCTGATTGCTTTCTCTCTTCTCTTTACCTTATCAGACTTTTGTGACTCAGCAAAATCTAACACCCTACCTATTGGCGAGAACGGTATCTTAGTGAGAACTGTTGCCATATAGAACAATGAAGGCAGGTCGGCTGAGTTAGCTCCACCATCAGTGAATATTGTATCAAGCATAGCTCGACCAGCTTTTAAAGACTGGCTGCCTAATAGCTCTACAGCGGGAGAAGTTCTCACACCTGAAGATCCACTCTTGGCCAGTACGTTAGATGCTAACTGAAGTGCAGGCCCTCCGATAATAGGAAGTTTTAAATCTACAAGTTCACGGGCAGCGTCTAAGCTCATTCTTCTGAATATCTTAGCGTGATCTTTTTCACCTTCTACAAGTCCATCCCAAGCTCCGCCCATCATAGCGATAGTCATTCCTGGAATAAGAGCTGTCAGTAGAACTACGTTAGCCTTACGCTGAAACCTTGCCATGGTTACGTCGTCTACTGTCTGCCTGTCTGCTTCGAGGTATTGGTGATACTTCATTAATCGTACCGTCGAGTATTCCGCCAGGAACATTTTCATAACCTGATCTGATTGCTCGAAGGCCGATCTGTTAGAGATGGCAGAAGATCCCTGCGTCTGTTCTACGATAGTATCGGCGTGACCTACGGCATCTTGTTCGCTGAAACCTTCTTGAATAGCTTCGCGGTAAGCTGCGGTCCAAACTGTAACATCAACTTGGTTCTGCGCCACTTGAATCGTATAGAAGGTAGCAGATTGAATACTCTTTTTAGAGGCGTCGATCCAATCACCATTAAGATCCATGTCTTCATAGTGTTGGAGCATTCTACGTTGGCCTCCGTCTAGTCTTGCTTTCATTCTCTTAGACTTATCTGCAACATAAGCTCTTGTCTTTCGAGGAGACATAGCTGCTTCAACTCCCGCTTCCATAGCGAGCATTGTTTTAAGTTTAGTAAGTGATTGAGAGAAACCAGTAAGCTGTACTAGCGACGAACTTACTCGTGCAGTAAAGGTATGTATCTGCATCCCTTCTCTCAAATCCCTAGCGAGGAAGTTAGACGATTGAAGTCCCAGCGTTGAGTTGTTGTACTGCTGTGACATTGTTCTATCCATCCAAGGGATCGCTACTTCTTTAATAATTCCTGGTTGTCTTGACTCTAGTGCCGCCGATATTTCTTTATCTCCTAAAACTTTACCGAACTCAAAAAGAGGTACTGATAAATGTTCTAGTTGAAGTATCCTGTGCATAGCATACGGTATGTGATCTAGTCGTAAGCTCAGTTCGTTCATAGCTCCACGAGCGTGAGTAAAGGATAGATCCGACGAAGGCATAAGCTCATTAAAATCTTTAGCGCCATAGTTTGAAACCATAGTCTCTACACTTTTGCCTAAGTCTTTATAAGCGTCGTCCTGGAATAGCGGGAAGTATCCGCCTTTGTACGTATCGAATTTAGTCTTCACTGGCTTATGATTAATCTTTCCAAACCTATGCCCATTCATATACTCGAAGGCATTGTTGCTAGGTTCGTAGTGTTCTTCCATGAAGTCCCATACAGTTTGAACAGCTTCCATATCTGACTGGGTTATAGTTCCATCTTCGATAAGACCATCAAGCATGTCAAAGAATGCACTCGTATCTATCGTGTCGGCAGTAGGGTCTACTTGTACAAGAGGGCCAGAACCTTTAATCCCTCCGAGTAGTAGATGTCTTAAGTTCGACTCACTTCCCGTATGCAGTAGCATGGCCAGGAGTTCTGATCTACTAAGAGTGAAGTCTTTATCTCCGATCTTGAATTGAATCTTTTCATTCTCTCCGAACACTTTCTTAAACCCTGCTCTCTTACCGAACGGGGCTATGGTGTTAAAGATTACACTGTTGGCAGCTCTTCTTTCTTTACTACCTTTAGTGAACTTGTCATAGATGTTATTGAAACCTTCTTCTCTTTGAAGAGTGAACTCAGCTTCGGCATCCATTACAGTGTTAAGCATTTTAAATAAAGAAGACTTTGCAAAGTGAAATTTATCACGGTACATGCCGGAGAAAGATTCTCTCATTCTTTCCAGATCTTTTCTCTGCTTAACGAAGTAGCCTTCGCCTCCATCATCTCTCTTGATTGGTTCTCTGAGTTCACCTTTTTTGTCAGTAGTTATGTCTTCGATGATCTCAGCTCTAATATCTTCTCTCGCCATAGCTCTACCTTGAACTATTGCTATTCTCTCTAATCTTGCAGACGTTTTAATACTGGCTAGAAGTTCACCATAAGCTAGATAAGTTCCTGCATCAGCGTTAGACTTAAGTAAAGTGTTATCTAATCTTTCATTGATCTGTCTGATCTTATCGTTTATGAAATCTCCCCAGCCTTTAGAGTAGACGGTAGTGTTAGACGGTAGATCATTTACATCGATGATAGTAAGAGGAGCGCCTCTTTTAAAATCTTTAACGATCTGCTTAGCTAAGTTAATACCTCTTTGGTCGTGAGTCTTAGCTGTCTTTTTAGGATTAGATTTAGCTATTAGTTTCTCTTGAACCTTAACCTTTCTTATCTGCTTATCAAGTTTCTTAGCGTACTTGTATGCTTCAAAGTTTAAGATCTGAAGTTGCTTCGACTCTAGTGCCGCATCGATGTCGTCGTCTCTATAAAACTTAACAGAGTCACGGCTATGTCTGTCTGAATCTTTTAATAGATCGCCTGGTTTAAAATTCTTATAGTTCATTCTGTAAGCTAGTTGTCTCGCTTCCTGTTCCATATTCGCACGAAGCATTCTTCTTTGAACACCTGGAGCAAGTTGTAGCTTCTGGTCGATCTTCTTCTTGTTAGCTTTACTCTTTTCAGCAAGAGCTTTCATTTCAAGTCTTAGTAGTTTCCTACGAGCGCCATGTCCGTTAGCTGCTTCTACAGCGATGTGGTGGATCTCTTCATCTGATTTGAATATTGGAAAGTTCTCTTTCGTAAAGAAGGCTTCAGCTTTAGCTTGAAGATCTTTTACGTTAGCAGCTTCTCTTAGTAGTTGTAGGAAACGTATCTTATCATCACGGCCTATGAGCGACATGAACTCAGTTACATCTACGCCTTTTCTTTTCTTACCTGAAAGAATACCTTTAGGAACTTGAGCTACTGCTTCTTCTCCGAACGCTGCGATGAAAGACTCTGTACTAATCTTCCCATCTTTACTTGCATCTTTAATAGCTTTGACAAGTCTTACAGATTCTAAGTTTGCTACGGCTTCTTCAGCTTGTTGTTTTATTTTCTTCTTTGCAGCCTTGATTAGTTTCTCACGCTGGCGGAACTCTCTATGCTGTATGTTGGATACAAACTCACCGATGGCTTCGTCTCTTGCATTGAGCCTAGCTTCGATTACGGCATCAGTTTGAGGACCGAACAGTTCGAGATCTAATTCCAGTTCTGGAAACATTGGAAAGAGTTCTTTCTCTAGTAGTTCTGAAGTTCCTAAAATACCTTCAAACATTCTCTCAATAGACTCGTCGATAACTGGAGCTGGGAACTCAGGGTAGGCTGTTCCAATATCTTTAGAGAAAGGTTTTAAGAACCTTCTCATATACTCCATAAGAGTTCTTATCTTCGATGTTTTAAACTTACCTTCAAGGAAATATTTCTCAGTAGTTTGAGCGAAAGTTTCTTGAGCCTTCTCGTATCTAGCTTCAGCTTCCGCCTGAACTTTTTTATCTAATGATCTAGTAGAGCCAATGTCTTGTAGCTCTTTAACACTACTTAGTCCTAGCATTTCGGCAGTAAGAACCATGGCATGTTTGTAATCTTTTTGCTCTTGAGACATGTCTTCATCTTTCAATGTTTGCATGTGCTCGTAATCTTCCATCATGTCGCCAAGCCACGCATGACCTAACTCGTGCAATAGCGTTCCCGGACCTGCAGTATCTCTTGAGATAGCTAACTCTTTATCAAGAGCTGTCCTAGTTCGCAGGAGTCCTCTAACTACGTACTGCTTTCCATTCTGCCACATTCTTAGATCTTGGGCCGATGAGAACTTCATTCTCGAAGCAAGATCAGAGATAGGTATTCCGGTGGCGGCAGACCTTTGCCTAAGTCTTCTAAACTGAACATCAGCATGAGCTTCGATTGTTCTGTTATCTATTCCTGGAGTATTCTTAATAAGCCTTCGCATACTATTGAATAAGTCTTTAATAACTTTTTGCTCTTGCGCACTCTTATATTTATTTAAAAGTTGTACTCTTCTTAATTGAACGTCTCCGTCTTCAGGCTCACCTTCTGGGAATATAAATTCTGGACCTTCTTCTTTACTTTCACCATCTCCGTCTACTGGAGTTTTAGAAAATACTTCAGGCATAGCAGCTTCTACAGCTTGCTTAGATTCTTTAGCCTCGTTAGCGTTATGGATCTCTTCTCCGAACCTTACGATACTGGCTACATCCTCATCATCTTTAAATGCAATTAAGAACTCGTCAACAGGTACGGAAAGTTCAGTGCCAAACTCTTCCGCTTCTACGAATGCAGCAACGTACTCCGGTCCTAGCTTTTCAATTTCATCAAGCGGCTCCAGGCCTTGCTCTACAAAATGGTTGATCCAGTCTGTAGTGTTAATTCTTACCTGCTCAACTTCAACACTAGAGTTAATCTCTTCTTCATGTTCTGCAGCTAAGTCTGTCTCGTCAGCAATAAGCTCATCACTCTCTATGTCGAGATCTTCTTCAGAAGCTAAGTCAAGATCATCTTCCATATCTTGAGTCTTAACAGTTTCTTCTTCAGTCTTAGTCTTAGTGAACTTCTCTTTAATAAACTCTTTTACTTGCTCAGGATTACCATTAGCTTCTGGCATCTCATTAAGAGCTTGTCTTGTCTTGTCATATTGAGACTTGCGAGCTTCTGCACTTTCGGCCTGAGTATATTCTTTATGAAGTATTTTAATCTTCTTAAAAGTATTATGTTTTTCAAGTTGAACTCTTGCTACTGCAGCAACCGTCGAAGTGGCAGCAGATCCGCCTACTCCGAATATACCCTCTTCCGCAGCTTCAGTTAAAGCTCCAGCAACCTCATCGCCTTCTACTCCAGGAAGAGGAGTCACTCTTGAAGTAAATTCTCTAGTTACATCTAAACCTGTATCAATAGCAGTATCTTTTACAAGACTCTTTGATATATCTTTGGCAGCACCTTTAGCAGCTACGCCGCTTATCTTTGCAGCACCTTTAGCTATGGCAGCTTTCTGTATTGCCTTGGCCGTATTCTTACCTGCGAACTTGAGCATGAAGAAGTTAAGCGTTGACATTAAACCAGAATACTTAAGAGCTTTGTTCTTTGCTTTCTCGTAAGCTACTGGGTCAGCGTAGAAGGCTCTATAGTTATTTCCAAAACCTGCAGCTTGCATCTCTTCTCTAAGCTTAGTGCTAAAAGAAGTAATCATTTCTCCGAATGAATCACCTAGTCTGTACCCTACGCCTGCTCCAGCTAAAGCTCCGAACGGTACGGGAGTAAAGAAACCTGTAGTCCCTCCGCCAACAGCTCCCAGAGTTCCTAGGCCTATGCCTAATAAACTATTTCTTTGAGACTGAGCAATAGTAAGCATCATAGCTTTTGGGTTATCTATGAAGTTGCCCATGACTCTTAATACGTCTACGGCTGAGTGACCTGCATCCAACATAGCTTGACCTACTGCTGGGGCGAAGTTATTCATGTCTTCAAACTCGATAGCGTCAGCATCATTAACTGAATCAACTAGCTTCCTGAAACCTTCAGACATTTTATCAACATCTTTTTGGATCTCTTTCATACCTTCAGCACTATTAAGAGCTGGCAGTAGTTTTCTATCGTGATCGATTACGTCTAATTCTTTTAAAGCTTCTTCTTTAGATTTTAAACCTAACATCGCTTGAAGGTGAGCGTTAGCTTCTCTGAACTCTATAGGACTACCTTCGAGGATGGTCTTCATGTCATCGATGAAAGGAGAGTCTACATCGTCAAGCTTCTTAAACCCATCAGGGTTAGACATTAGAACTTGAAAGTTCTCAGGCTTAGATCCCCACTTCTTAATGTTAGGGTTACTCTCTGATACTTTTTGAAGCTTCTTATCTGCTTTCTTCGATTCATAATCTGATTCTTTAACGTGGGCCAGGGCATCTTCTTTTCCCATGCCAGTTTCTTTAGCGAACTTACTAGACTCTGCAACAGTGGCAGTATCTAAACCGCTCTCTTGAGAGATCGCTTGAGCATCTTTAAGAGGAGATACTTCACGATCTCTACTTCTTTTAACTAAATCTTGCTCTCTTGCTTTGTTGTCTTTGACCATTACATCGTCGATGGCAAAGTCAATATCTACATCGTGAGATCCATCAGCGATCTCTTTTTGTTCTTCTAATGGTTTAGGTTCTTCACTTCCTGACATTACAGAATCAATAGCGGCGTTAACATCGTCGTCGATAGATAAGTCAGCCAAGTCTTGATCGATTGGTTGTTCTGGCAGTTTATCAACTTCTTCAGGAGTTACGTCTGGTTCTCCGAAGGTTCCTGAAGCTCCGTGCCCTTTAGTTTCGATAGGCTCAGTTTTAGCTAGTGCTGCTTTCTCTAATCTTTCTTTTTCAATGCCTGGGTTTACATTGGCAGTAGCTAGGTCGGAGTTGACAGGTTTTCCATAGTAAGAGTTATCTCTTAGGAACATGTCCTGTCTTGCTCGTGCTCTCTTAACAAGCCCACCAAGATCTTCCATCTCTCCTGTATTAGGGTTTTCTGCTTTGGTAATCTTACCTATGTTTACGTAAGCTTCATCAATATCGCCTGCATTAATTAACTTTACAGTTCCTTTGCGAGATCTAGCTCTTACGTTGAAGAACATATCTACGATAACGTCCATCTGACCTTGAGTAAGGCTCTCATTGGTAATCTGTTTAGAGGCTAAGGCTTCAGCTTCAGCAATATCTTCTCTTAGAAATTGCAGAGCTTGTTCTTCAGTAATAGTTCCTAGAGCTACGTTTTCTTTCCTACGAGATCCATACCCGATAGCAGGCGTACCTACGTCGTCGTAAGGTTCTGCACGAAAAGATTCCTGCTGCTTAATAAATTCTACAAGCTGCTCTGACGCTTTTATATTTGCCACTACTTCAACCCCGCTCGTCGTTTCGCATACGCATTAACAAGCTCTTGCATCTTAAGAAGAGAAGGAGCTTTACCGTCATTTCTTTCTTTAAATCTATTTATAATTCGTTCTCTTACTTCATCTGGTACTCTTGTTTGGTCTACGAGATCCTCGCCAGCTTGTCCTCTTTCGATAATATCAATTTGAGAAACAGCTTCAAGTTCTCTTCCAAATAGCCCACGGAAAAATGATTGATCTTCTTGAAGAGGAGCACGTACTCTTAATCTTCTAGCGAACTCAGCGTCGAATGCTCGCTTGTCTCCAGCTTCTACAAGGGCTTTATCCTCTAGCAGTTCACCGTAAATGTCAGTAGCTATTGCCCACATAGTCTGGTATCCGCCTGGATCATCCTCCTTACTCATACCTCTTGCACCTGCAAGGGCATCAATAGTTCCACCTACGCTTTTAACTGTAGAGTATTTTAATTCTTCTTTTCTATCTCTTACTTCTTTATGAAGGTTATCTTGCATTGATTTAAGATTTTTTAAATCAGTCTTACTTATAGTAGTGGCATACTTAGCACCGCCAAGCTCTACTTGCTTGAAGAACTCTTCATCGTTTCTATAGAGATCAATAAGAGAGTTATAAGCCTCTGGTTGAGTTACTGTTAAGGTTCCTTCTTTAACTTGCTTATCAAGTTTAGTAAGAGCCACTGCATCGTGTGGGGCCATAAGTTTAGCAGCTCTCAATGCCCCAGGTTTACCTTCAAGAACTTTATTAGTAGCTTCCATTCCTGTTCTTTCTTTTTCTCTCTTAACTTCTCTGTCAGCAGCGATCTGATCTGTCTTCTGCATTGATAGAGCTTCTTTAGCAACTTCACCAGTTACATCTTCTACCTTTGCTTTAGCTTCGATGTATCTTCTTTGAGCCGCAGGGTTATCTCCGAATAGTCTTCTAGCTTCATTCTTTAAGTTGATGGCCTCGGTGATCTTCCCTTGTTCTTCAGCAGCCTTAACTAGTTTCTGTGCTTCGATTCTCTGCTTAGGGTCGATGATGCGATCTTCATATTTTTCAAATAGCTCTTTTGTCTGCTTTGATTCACCTGCTGCGGCTGTACTCTTTAGAGAGTTTACTATGGCAGCGCCTTCTGCATTACTTCCATACAGTCTTATGTCGTCAGGCTTGGCGAATCCGTCAGCTCTGGCCATCCTCTCAGCTACCTCTCTAACTCCATCAAGCTTTCCAGAAAATACTTTATCCGTATCTCCTATGCTATACAGAACATCGGTGTTGCTTAGCTTTAAATCCCTAGTATTAACTTCATCTTTATAAGCAGCTTCTTCTTTAGAAGCGTGCATGGTTTGAAATTTAATAAGACCTAACTTAGCGGTATTCATTTTAGTTCTAAGCTCTGCCCTTAAGTGAGGCTGTGCATCTGCGATAAACTTGTCTTCTATTTTCTTAAGCCGAGCTGCTTGATTGTCAATCTCTTCGTAAGATCCAAGCTTCTTAGACTGTGCAATCTTAGCTTGAGAGTTGAAGTATTCTTGCCGCGCACTGTTTACTATGTCAGTAAGGTACGTACTCTCAGCTTCAATCTTAGCTTTCTGGTGAGCGTTTATCCCTTTACTTGCTTGGTCAAGGAGTCCTCCGACGTTTACCTGCTCTGGAGCTTTAGACGTATCAAATACTTTAGCTCCAGCTTGAGGAGCTACTTGATCTCGTAATCTTATATCATCTCTTTCTGCCATACCTTATCCTATTAAAACGTAGCCGCACCTAAGCCAATATTGCCTAGCGCCGATATTCCGGCAGTAATAAGTCTGTTATCTCTGGTAATTTTTGCAAGGTCAAGTTCATACTCAACCATAATGGCTTTGTTTTTAAATCCGTAAGCTTGCCTCATTGCATTGGTTTCAATAGCTGTAGCGTTCAGTATTGCTAAAGTTTCTTCAGCTTCTTGAAGTGAAGTTGCTACTGATCCTGTTGAAGATTGACCTTGAGCTATTGATCTAAGAACTGCTGCTTCACCTCTTGCAAAACCTTTAGTCTCTTCCCTAAGAGCTTTGTCTTTTCCAAATGCTCTTGTCTCTCTGAACTGTTGGTTGGCTAGGGCGATGTTAAACTTACTAGCTGATTCTATATGCTCGTATTCTTTTATCGCACCATAAGCTGCAGCTCCGGCTTTAGCCAATCCTATGCCTGCATTTATTCTTGCAGTAATTTGCTTAGTGCTTGCGCCTGGCGACTCATCATCATCGCCACTTCCGCCTTCACCTTCGCCGCCACTGTCACCTTTGCCTGACGGAGCTCTTCCAATCTTATCAAATTCAAATGACTGTGAGTTCTCGTCTGCGAAGGTGTCGCCGCTAAAAGCTCCAAGATTAAAATCTCTACTTCTAACATCGTCGAATGTTCCTACTACTCCACTTCCTGTTGATGCCATAATTAACTCCCTGCTACGCCTTTAGGATATACTGCGAGTACCGTCATTGGTAACGGGTCAACCTGTTTAATTAAAACTCTACCTGTCTTCTCCCACTCTGCAGGAAAGGTAGTGTCGATGTGCTCATTTATGTTTGCTGTCACTTCTTCTAAGTCTTGATCTTCTCTTGAGATAATTTCTTGCATATCATCTAAAGTATCATGCTCACCTGTCTGGCCAACATATCCACCTTTAGATTCCTGGAATGCAATACCTACTCTGTTTACTAGCTTATACGCTTCAGTCAAAGTTCGGTTGTCGGAAGTATCGAGGTCTAAAGTTTCAAACTCAGATTCGTATGGAAGCCCCACGACTCCGAATGCGTAGTAGTCGTCAAGCTCTATGACTCCGCCTGCACTAACTACTAAAGCAGTTTCATAATATGGGTTAAGAGGAGAGGATACTACTACTCCATCAGCGAATAGTGATACTGTTTTATCAGCAAGGTGAGTTAGTCCGGTTATTCTATTCTTAGCTCTTAGCCATCTAGTTCTTATGATTCTATCAGTAGCATTTCTTAGGGCCGCAGGTAAAGTTCCGCTTAGTCTTCCAGTTATAACAGTGGCAGAAGTGAAACCTGTCTGCTCCCATCTAATAGACTTTTGAATACCATCTTCATCATAGAAGAAGTCTACTACGAACTTATCAACGGTAGGTACTTGAAACAAGTTCCCATCAATAGAGGTAAGAGTTATGTCTTCGTTCTCGTCCCAATTTACTCCACCCGTAAGAGTTAGCCCTTTAGATTCCTGAGTTAGTGAGGCTAATTCTCCTTGACCTACGTGATCTTGAATTATTTCTTCAGGGAACCAGTTATCATATTGATTGTTCTCTTCATCTAAATGTAATCGTTTACCGAAAGACATAGACGAGTCTACAAAGTTATACTTCTCTGTTTCAGAATCTTCTCTTTTTGTAAGTACCTCTAAAAGCCTTACGCCATCTCTTACTACTAAAATCATAAGAGCTTCATACTTATCTGCATCTTCTAAAGTAGATGTTGATATTTGAATGTTTGAGTTAGTAGAAGCTATGGACTCAATGAACCCATCAGTGTCGTGCCTTGCCCATCCTGTTACTTCCCCACTTTGGTGGATAGTTACTGATACTAATTTTCCTGAAGCCTTTAGTAACCAAAGTATATTCTCTATTCCTCTAGTTAAAGTCATTTCAACCACTCTATCTTTTTCAATAAGGTGATCTGATATTATAGAAATCTCATCGAGTAGAATGTCGCCTTCGAGTGAGAAGGATATTCGCATTAGTTTCTCATCGTTCTTAGTCATAAAGAAACCGTACTTTCCTGCGAATGCTGGAGTTACTCTTTCAGAACAACCATCACGGTTAACTACTCTTGGGTTAATTGTTCCTGGAGTAAGTATCCCTTGCTCTCCGCCTCTTATCATAATTACGGCATCAGTAGTTAGTATGATTAACCTTTCCATCTCTAATAAAGCTACGATCTTTGTCTTAACTCCGATAGGTACGTTGAAGTCGAAAGCTCCTATTGGTGTAAAGAACTCAGGAGTATCTAACTCGTCTACAGCTCCAGCTTTAGAAGCTACTACTCCGCCTTCTTCAAGGTTTGAGCTGTCAGAGTTTACTACGATGATTCTTCTCTGTTGATAGTGCCCTATCAGTCTTGCCGAGGTTAGAGTTCTACCTCCTGAATCCCCGTACAAGTATTCTTCAGAAGGAGGCGGTTGTGAGAAGTCTGGTTGAGTTATGTAGTCGTGGAACTCTTTATCTCCGCCTACTTTCGGCCTAGGTATCCTACCTACTAATCCCCAGTTTCCAGGGTCAGCAGCGCCAGATCCTCTAGTGGCTCTGTACACATTGTAGTGTTTTACTCTTCTGTCATTTGTAAGTCCTATTAGTAATAGGTTATTACAAGAAGTATCTCCGAACTGTCTTGGCTCTCCTGGAACTAAAGTTACCCCTGATCCTGCCGTTGCAGAAAACTCTCTAAATAAAACTTCATCGCCAGTAGTTAAGACTTGATATACTCGATACATTACAGGCTTATCTATTACAGAGGCCCCTGATAAATAGCTGTACGTCGTAGTTATTGTAAAAGTTAGAGTACCTCCAATAGTTATAGGGAGTTTGCCTTCTAAAACTCTATCAACAATAACTCCAGGAGCAGTGGCATCTCTTTCATACGCCCAATGAACTTCTCCATTAGAAAAAATAAGTTTACTTCCAAGTTGAGATAGCCTTACGTTAGTTAAGTTTCTGTCAGCTACGTTTGCAGCTAGGCCGAAAGTCCCAGCACCGAATACTTCAACAGTTTCTCCTGCAAGTGAAGGCTCCACTAATGTGACAGGAACTTCATCAAGCGGGTCGTTTGATTTAGGAACCTCGGCAGAGAATAATCTAACTCGACCTGGTACTCTAAGACCCGACTGAATACCTACGACGGCTACATGTTTAAAGCCGGAGCGATTCGAGACGCCTCCAGTTTTTCTAACAGTAAAGTTAAGGAGCTTTGAAAGTCCGGTGGCAAAGGCAGCGAGGTTTGTCTTGAACCTGAGAGCAGGAGAGATCTCGCCGTTTTCAAAAGATATTATTTTTCTAGTTGGCATTCCATTATCTTACACGAACAAAGCGAGATTCGGAAGTCTTAGGTCGGGGTTTTCTGTTTAAATCAGCAGCAATCCCGTCATTAATCTTCCTTTCAGCGTCGATAAGTAGCACATTTCGGATCTTAGCGAAGTTATTAGTGATAATACTCGGAGCAATATCTAGTGCAAGTTGAGCTGCTAATGCCCGACCAAAGTGGTTAGGGAAAGCAATACTACTGCTTACGTTCTTTGTGTACCTAATGAAAGCATCTCCGATATTGGAGTAGATCAAAACTCCAGAACTATCATAGAACTCTTCATATTCGTTGCGCTCATCCTCATAGTCCTCTACAGACTGTAAGGCGCTCTCTGCTCCGATTCTTCTAACTACTAATGAATCAGAAGGGGCACGATAGGAGAAGGCATATACGCCGTCATTAGGGGCTTCTTCGACTAAAGATAAGGCTGCGATCTTGGTAGCGAATCCCCACTCATATTTCTCTAAGAGGGGTTCAAGAGAGGACTGAAAGTGCCTGCGGATCACCTTGGCCTGAGCCGAGGTGTCCGAAGATACGTTTGAAATTGTTAGGGTAGATCCAAGCATACCGAGGGCAAGATTGGAAATGTCGGCATCAAATAACATGTACTTCTCCTTAAACTAGAGAGGCTACACCCTCTGATTCCTTTGGAGCTTCGATTGGTGGAAGCTCTGCTTCTTCACCTTCAGAAGCAAGTTCAGCATCTCTAGCGTCGATTGTTTCCTGGGTGATAATTGGCGCAGAATAAGATGGAGCTTTTTTACTGTCTCCCCCTGCAAGTGTCTTACGAGTTTCTCTATCATCAAGTTCTTTAGGTTGAGTCTTTAAAGGTTCTCCCTTTTCATCAACAGCTACCATGTGGCTTTTTGAGAACTCATATCGGCAAGCTTTATAAGACTCACCTGATTCGATGAATCGTCCTTCTCTGTAAATACGTTGAAGGACAATCACATCTATTCTTTTTAATAGTTCTTCTTTATTCATTTTTCTACTCCTAGAAAAGTTATGCGAGTTCTAATTAGAACCCGCTTTTATTTCCACCATCAACGGCAGCTACGAAACCAGCAGAGATCTGACCAGTAGTAGGAGCTGCACCTGTTACTGTGTAAACGAACTGAAGGTAACGCTTAGTTACTTTTCTTGGTAGCTTGTCAATCGGGCAGATATAACCAGCTAAAAGATCAGCAGCTAAAACTTCTACAGCGAAAACTTCTTCACCAGCAACTAAGTCGCCAGAACCATCAACAGCAGCAGCTTGCTGAACTGAGATGTTAAGAGAAGTTAAGTTGTCAAAGTCTTCATTCACTCCGATATAAAGAGGAATATGTTCTGCAACACCTTTTCTCTTTGTAATGGCAGTGCCGTCATAAATGACGCCTTCTTGCCCAAGGTCTAAACTTGAATCAGAGAAGTCAGTGGCCGTGATAGCTTGCTTGTCCGATAGTAGTGATCTTTCATCCATTATCATTTTAGGCCTCCTAGACCAATAACATTTTATTAAAACAAGGGAGGCGAACCTCCCAGTAACTTAAGAAACAATACCTTCATTGTTAATAAGAGCATCAGTCTCTCTGATGTCTACGCCTCTAAAGCTTAGAACTTCTTGAGCATTTGGACCTTCTTGGTCTTTCATAAGACGTAAGGCTCCGTTGATCGTAGAGTTCCTTGCTTGGTAGTCTAGGTACTTAACGATGTCAGTGTTACCGTAGATCTTAGTCATACCTACAGACTTTCTTCTTCCGTAGTGACCATAGTGAGCTTCAGTCATAGCATCGATAAGGTTTACACCTGTAGTCGCATCTTTCGATAACTGAGCTACGTTAATATTAGCAACACGAGTTACATATCTCCAGTCACGAACTGAAAGTCCCATGTGCCAGATGAAGTCTTCTTCATACTCGTAGTACGGATTACCAGCACCATCAAGAGCTTTCTGAAGCCCACGATCTGTTCTCTTAATCCCTGCTTGAGATCCTTTCGGATAAAGAAGGTGGTTTGTTTTCTTGTCCCAAGTAATCATCCAGATAGATGTTAAGTTAGCAGCACCGCCACCGTCAAAAACTTGACTTGAGTTCTGAGCACCTGCAAGAGAATCGAAACGTGGTGCGAATCCCATTGGTTTCTCAGGGTCAGTAGCAGTGTCGTGGTAGAACATTGCCGTAGCCATTTCTTGAGCCATTGCTTCTAAGTGACCTTCAGCTTCTTCTAAACGAATAGAAGCTTTACCTTCAGCACTTTCAACGATGTCAACAAGTCTTTGGTCAACACCAGCACTTGATTCTAGGAATCCTGTGGTGTCTTCGATTGATTGTTTAAGTCCCTTACTTTGAGCAATACCCTTGTAGAGCTTTCCCCAAGTAGGAGTTGGAAGACCAGTACGAATAGTAGTCTTATGTCTTGATCCATTGTTACACTCAAATGCCGGAGCATCATCGAGGATAGGATTAAACTGGGCAAGAAGGTTAACGACTTCTCCAATTCCTTCATCCATTCCTGGCATTGACATTACATCGACGAGTGTAGGGTTACTTGCAGTTTTAACAGTCATTATGATTTCCTTTGCAGTTTATTTACAACAGTCTTAATTACTTTAGTGTAAACTATTTCAATACCTCGTCAAGCTTTTTCATAAAACGTGGGGTATAGGGTTTCTCCGATTGACTTCTTTACTGGCTCAGTCTTGCCACCTTTACCATGAAAACCTTCTGATTCCATAGCCTTACCTAACTTAAATAGGAATCTTCCAAGTGCCGGATGATTACCAATATCTGATCTTAGAAGTTCATTAAATTGCTCATCTCCGAATGCTTCCACTGGTTTAGACATTACCTTAAGAGACTCGTTGAACCCTGCTTCAGTACCTCCGTAAAGAGGATCTGTAACAAGAGCTTCTCTATTTGCTTTGGCCTGAGCGACATGCGCTTCATTTACTTGCTGAGCGCCTGACTTAATAAGAGATTCTTGCTGAGTAATAAAGGCCTTAGCTTGCTCTTCATTCATCCCTGCTTTTTCTACAAGATCTACGATCCCGTTGAACTGATCTTCAGAAAGAATAGAGTCTTCAGCTAGTGTGATCTCAAATTCTTCAAATTCTTCTGCTGGCGTTTCTGCCGCAGGTTCATCTGTTGCCGCAGGTGTTTCAGTAGTTTGCGGCTCTTCATGTGGTTTTTCTTCATCAACTTTAGGTTCTTCAGTTGTTGGCTCTTCCGTTGCGGGAGATAATGCTCCTGGCTCCTCGGCTGCAGGTTCTTCCACGGGTGGAGTTGTCTGAGCTGTATCGCCTTCAGGATATTGTAACATGTATTTCTTTTTCATCCATTTCATTTTCTACTCCTAGATTAGATGTAACTACTCATTGATGGTATATCGGCATTGATCTCTCCGTCTACCTCTTCTTGTTTCTTAAGTTCTACCTCCGTTTCTTCCTGGCGGAACTTAGCTTCCTTCATCATTTGAAAAAGTTTGTCTTGATCGGCGTCTCCGATTATCTGCATGAGCAGAAGACCAATAGATCTCTGACCTAACTTACGGCCTGTCTCTTGTTCGCCATCAGTGTTTATGTCTTGGTAGACTCCACAAAGAGAAAGCACTCTCCAAAGGAATGCTCTTCCACTTTCAGTAGATAGTACGAACTCAACATCGTTGCGTTCTTTAAGTTCTAACTTCTCATCAATGTTCATTAAACCGCCTGTTGTGCCCCTGCGAACTGATCCAATAATCCACCTTCACCTACTTTAGCTTGAGATAAATCTTTTGCTGTAGATGCGGCCTGAGCTTGCGTTGCCTGGGCTTGCGCTTGAGCTTGCACTGCTGCTTGTGCTTCTTGAATTTGTTCATATTCTAATTCATCACGAATTAGTGCTGGGTCTACTCCCAAATAATCGGCGTATTGTCTTACCATTAAGTCAGGCTTGATTAACTTAAGCAGCGAAGGATCTTTAAAGGCCTCGGCTGATTGAGCTACGAATGCAACTAACTTTTCGGTAGATGTGATTAGAGAAGCTTTCTGTGCTTGCGCCAGGATAGAAATATACTCTGGTCTAATCTCAGCTCCTTCTAACTCTGGCGGCTTAGGTGGTAATTTACCTTGGGCCATTAGAAGTCTGAAAGAGTTCTCTACTAGTCTTCTGTTTTGATCTTGGTCAAGTTGTCCTAGGATAGGACCGATAGCACTTAACTTCTCAGCAGCTTTCTCTTCGATCTCTCTCGCTGATACGTGAGATACTGTCTTCTCATCTGATAGCATCTTAAATAGATCTTCAAAGAATGCAGAACGAATAGCTTGCCTCGTCTCTTCTCTCTGGTTAAGGAGTTCTGAGATCTTAGGCTCTACTGTGAAAGCAGGTCTAAATTGTTTTGTACTGTCTTGCTCGTCAAGGTATGTGATTCCTCCAGCTAGGATTGATGCCTGCGATCTTCTAAGAGCAGCAGGTCCAACCATAGGAGGTCTGATTAATTTATCAACGGCTTCAAGGTTAGCTCTTTCAAGCTCTTGAAGAGTATTACAATCACCTTCAGCAAGACAACCTGGAGACTCATCTCCATAATCTTCTTCAGGCGCTACTTCCCACCTTGGTGCGATCACTGGAAAGTAATCGTAACCTTTAACTGATAGGAATTTATTTGAGAAAGACATCAATGATGTTCTTGATCCACTTGAGTTTACATTAGACCCTGAACCATTCACATAAGTATAAGATTGGTAAGCTCTATCCTCTGGAAAGAGAGGGTTCTCTTTCGGAGCTTTATTAGGAACTATCATAACCACGAGATTGACAGTGTCCTGGTATCTCTGGTTGTCCCACGAATCTTTAATCCACGGATCAAACTTTGACCAATCAATTTGACCGGATGGAGTTTCATCAGCATACGTTTCAATCACTTGTCTAATTGATAAGTTAAAGTCACGCATGAAGGTGGTGACGTTCCCTTCAGAATCGTTAGCAATACAATAGCTTCCAATTGTGAAAGGCTGGAAATGAAAACCGAAACGGTCGTGAGGTAACATACCGTAAGCGGCGTTTGAGAATACTCCAACGTCCTTGTAGGCCATAGGAAGTACGCGGTATAGATTACTAACCTGCATGTGAGCAAGTATAATTCTTTCAACATCAGCAAACCATCGACGAGCTGCAGTTGAGTTTCCTTTTGATTCATCGACTGAGATAAGTTTGAACCAAGGTCTAGCTCTTGAGGTAGCTCCGTTCATCATCCCCGATACAAATGTTCTAAGGGATCTTCTCACCTGACTATTGATAATGTCCTGGTCTTTTCTTTGACCACGGTTTTTATCACTGGGGTTATTATTGAAACGATTAGGTGACATCATCTTCGCACGTTTACGCCACGTTTCGAGGTGACGAGATCGGTCAACGATAAGTTGATTCCTAATCTGCTGAACTTGAGTAAATGATAGTCTTGCCATATTATTTCTTCTTTTTAATTTTACGTTTTATTTGCTTCTTGCGAGCAGCTTTCTCTTTATCAGTTAAGCCTTTCTCTACATTCTTTATGATGTCATGGTTATTCTGAGTACGACTTACTGCACTCGACATTCTTTTACCTACAGTTTTAGCCTTCTTAAACTTTTTACCATTTCTCTCATTGTCTGCGATAAGAGAAGCCAGTTCACTATCTGATTCAGTCTCAATACTTGAAGGCTTGCGTCCTTTCTTTTTGACTTTGACTTTGACTTTTCTCTTAGCCATTATTTATTACCTTTCTTTTTCTTACGTTTAATTTTACGTTTGATTGGAGCTAGTGGAGTCTTCCCGTCACCCTCTGCTAACGAATCACTATCATCAACTTCTGCCAATGATTGAGGCTTAGGAGTTTTAACCTTACGAGAAGCAAGCTTCTTCACAGACTTACCAACCGCTGCTCCAACCGCTGCTCCTGCAACAGCTCCGGCCTTAGCTTCAGCTTTAGCATCGGCGAACTTGTCCTTGGCCACTTTAATCTTACGACCATTCTTTCGACCTTCGACGGGTTGAACCTTTTTCTTAATAGTCTTTATTTTTCTTTTCGGCATATATGCTCCTAAAATGTTCCTGATGTTTTTGAAGATTTAGAACTTGGCGATCCTACAAATGGGTCGCCTCCAGATATAGGAGCTAATGCACTTGCCCCATCTCCAGTTCTCTCATCCCTGCTTGGTGATCTTGAGATCAAAGCAAGTCTTTGTGCTCTTGCTCCTGTCTCTGCTTTAGCTCTTTCCCTTTCGTTATTTGATTCAGACGCTTGCAGGCGATCATCTTCTTTCTTTACTTTATCGCCTTGCTTAATTCCTACGAATAGCCCAATGACTCCGCCTATCGCTGCACCTACCGCTGTGCCTATTCCAGGTCCGGCCAAGGATCCTGCTGATGCGCCTGCCGCTGCACCTTGCTGACCGCCTTTAAGACCGCCTTGAATAGCTGGGTCGTCTAAAAACTTGTTGGTATTTTTGCCAGTCGTAGATCTTTCAGAAGATTCTTTATCTCCGAACAGGCCGCGAGTTGAATCAAAAAGCTCTTGAGATAGCTGCTTAAATATATTTTTGCTTGCCATATCTTATAGTACCCTGAAACTAAGCTGGTTACAATTACTAAGACTTATAGTTTGATGGAGGGCGGTATCTCTCGTCAAGTTGGTTTTGATTTGAGATATAACCTCCACGATTACTATGACTTGCGCCTGGTACTGGAGAGAACGGATCGGAATGATCGGCGTAAAAACTGGCCTGCTCCACATCGGCGAAGGTCTGAGCAAGCGCATCTGCACGGTCCGGGGACTTACCTAGCCTTGCCTTGATCTGCTCTTTTTCCTCCAGGCGCATTTTACCACCATGGAAATAAATGTTAGGCATCTGGATCTCTTCAGCAAGCTGTGGATCGTTCGGTAAGGCTCCACCATCTTTCGTAATCCAGTCTCGCATCCTAACCCACATCTCGGTTCTCTTATTGAAGTAGCGATCATCTTGCGCCTTCGAGTTATAGACAACAGGAGTTACATCGATCTCTGGCATGAACTTAAGTGAATCAATAACTGAAGATCCATAGCCACCAGTATTATCAACGAACACTCTTTCGATTCTTTCGTCTTGGTAGAGAAAAGCAATCTTACTTGCAAGCTGTGGTCCGTCCTGGTCGGATCCAAGAACTTCGACAGGGTAAGCTTTAAGCCCTCGACGTTTTGCGAAGACAGTATTGTCAACACCACCTCGGGCAATGTCAGCTCCAAGTCTTAACTGTGAGTTACGAACTTCCTTGTCGAGAATCTCACGGTGCATGGATTGATAAACGGCTTCTTCCGTTATCAGCTTCGTAGTACCCGTTGGTGGATATTGACCAAGCACGTTGACCATGACCCATGGATTATCACGACCATACATGTCAATTTGTTCTTTGGCCCACTTGATTGAAACTCTAGGAGCTCTCTTAGGATCGTCAGGATCTCCCGATACTCTGTATATTTTCCAATCCTGCTTTGAGCGTCCCATAGCTGCCCTGTGAAGGATCCCTTTCGGCTCCTCTGGGTTGGCAGTACATATTAGCTTTGCCTTCTTCCTAGGCCCTTCCTCGGTCGTCAGAGCGGCATCTGCAGTATTGATCACGGCGTCTGGAATCATACCTGCCTCATCAATGAAGAACGCCACGTTATCTGCGTGGAGTCCGGCAAGAGCTGAAGCCTGCTGGTTCTCATCTGCCTGCTTCGGAAAGGATCTAGCATCGATGAAGGAATAACCTTCACGCCCGATACAGTTCATCCTCGACATACCTTCCTCGAAGGTTGCCTTAATTAAATCTGACTTAGCTCTAAGCATGAGAAGCTCTGCCCAGAAGTTTGACTTTAAGTGATCTTTTGTAATTGAGAGACATGCCACCTTCGGCGAATGATTCGTAATGCAGAAGTGCCAGCACATACCAGCAAGCATGAAAGTTTTTCCTGGTCCCTTCGATGCAATCAATCCAATACGCTGATTGTTTAAGTAGAGATCCACACACTCTTCCTGCCAAGGGTCCATGGTTATATCCATGACATCACGAAAGAAGATACGAGGCTTATGTCTCCAAAGCTTCATCACCTTTGCAGGTTGGTTCTCAGCGTGTTTGCCTAAATGTCTTTGTACGTTAGCCATTAGTCACAGTCCTTGCAGATAGATTCTCCAGGAGTATCATCTACTTGGTCTTGAGCTTCGCTCCACCAACCACAGCCATCACATTTAAAAATACTATTTCCTATCTGTAACCAATCATCGTCAGTTAAATTCTCTTCGATCTCAGGGTCTATTACATCACTTGTTCCTTGTAAGTTTTGTACTAGCTCGTCAATGTTTATTTTCATAAGGTTCTACTCCTATATTAATCCGGCAAGACCACTTCGTAGTCCTCCGGCTCCTGGTTCTTCATCAGGAAGACTACTTCCTCTCTCGCTACCCACGCCACTAT